GGACGATGTGGAACCTGACGCGGCACCTCTCCGCCGCGCGCAGAGCGGGCCCAGCCACTTCCCATCAACCACTGGAGCAACCATGAAGATCAAACGCAACCATTTCGCACTGATGTCGGCGTTCGGCGCCCTGGCGAGCGCAGGCGCTGCCGCTGTTGAATTCGTTAAGGACAAGTTGCATCGACTGCATGTCGAGACGGAACAGCATTGCCAGTTCGATGACCAGGCCGCGCTCGAAGACTTCCTGGCCAACATCCCCGACCCGCAGAACTGGGTCGACCCGCTGACGAAACCCGCGCTGCTGGGCGAAACCCGCGTTGAGGTCGACCTGGGACAGCTGCGCGCCGCGCTGAATGCCGATGCAGCGCCTGCCGAGCAAGGCGCTGTCGCGCCTGTGATCGATCAGGCCGCCGCACTGAATCCGGCGCCGGCAGCCGATCCGCAGCCGGAATTGATCGCCAACGCGACCGCCCCGGCGCCTGACGCCGAACCGGCCGCCACCGAGCAGCCGACCGAAACCCCCGCCGCCGAATAAGCGGCTCCCGAAGGAATAGACCCATGATGCAATCGAACCAATCCGCGGCGCCGATGATGCCGCAGCAGGCCGGCGCGCAGCCAGGCGCAGACGACCAGGCGCCCGCGATCTGCATCCAGCAGCAGCCGGATGGCACGTATCTGGTCTATTCCGAAGCCGACGGCCCGGATGCCGGGCAGAGCATGCAGGACGTCGACAGCGCCCTGCAGGCAGCCAAGCAGATGCTGACCGGCGAGCCGGATGCGGATGACAACGGCGGCGTTCCGGATGGCGACGCTGACAATGCGGCTGAATCCATGTTCCAGTCTGGGTTCAACGGCGCGCGCGGCCCTGGCTCGGGAAGGTAAGACCATGAACACCGCCGCACTGGGCCGCAGCATCCTGATCGCACAGCCGGAAGGCGATCGCCCGGCCGTCATCACGACGGTCTACAGCAACACGAGCGTGGAGGCATGCGCATTCATGCCGCTGCCCGAGCGCCTGAAGGTCGTGACGATCCACGCCGACCGCCGCGAAGCGATCAACGCCGGGCTGAAGAACGCAACCGGCTATCACGCCTACTGGCCGGCGAAGGTCTGATCGTGATCGAAATGCAGTGGTGGACGATCCCGGCCGGGATGGAATTCACCCTTGCGCTGTCCTGCGCATTCATCGCCAACGTGGATGAGATCGGCGCCGAGATGGCGGCCGTCTCCCTGTTCATGATCGGCTCGATGCTGTGCGGCGCCCTGGCGCTCGCGTTTTACCTGATGTCGATTTAATAAGCAGCACCATGACCGAACCGAGAGAGATCAACTGGGCGCAGATCGAAGCTGCGTACAGGGCCGGTGTGAAGTCGCTGCGCCAGATCGGCGCCGAACATGGCGTCACGGAAGGAGCGATCCGCAAGCGCGCAAACAAGGAAGGATGGGAGCGCGACCTTGCCGAAAAGGTAAGGCTGAAGGCCGAGGAAAAGGTACGCAAGGAAGCGGTACGCAACTCCGTACGCGAATCAACCCGCGTACCGGAATCGGTCGTGCTGGAGGTGAATTCGGACCTGCTCGCAGGGGTGACGCTCGGCCATCGCAAGGACATTTCCCGATTCCGGTCGCTCGGCGTGGCGCTGCTGGAGGAACTGGAGCGCGGCACGTTCAGCCGGGAACTGTTCGAGCAGCTGGCCGATCTTGTGGCCGGGCCGCCGATCACGGGCACCGATCCGGCGGACAAAGCGGCCGAGCGCCGCCGTCAGCAGTTGCTGGAATCGTTCGAGAAGACGATGAGCCTGCCTAGCCGCGTGGACAGCATGAAGAAACTGGCCGATACGTTGAAGACGCTGATTGCGCTGGAGCGCGAAGCCTACGGCATGCTCAACGACGGCAACAACCGAGGAGCCGGAACGATCGAGGACTGGCTGGACAGCCTTGACTGACCGTGCGGCCGAGCGCGAGGAGAAGAAGCGCCGCCTGAAGGAAGACTTCGAGTATTACGCGCCGCGCTGCCTGAAGATCATCGGCAAGGACGGCAAGATCGTCCCTTTCGAGTTGAACGCAGCCCAGCGCTACGTACATCGGCGTCTTGAGAAGCAGTTGCGTGAGAAGGGAAAGATCCGGGCGCTGATCCTGAAGGGCCGCCAGCAGGGCATGAGCACCTACGTACAGGCGCGCTTCATGCACAAGCTGCAGTTCGCGAAGGGCAAGAAGGCATTCATCCTGACGCACCTGGCCGAAGCGACGGATAACCTTTTCAACATGACGAAAAGGTATTACGAGAACCTGCCGGGCCCGATCCAGCCCAGCGCCGGCCGCTCGAATTCCAAGGAATTGTGGTTCGACCGCCTGGACTGCCGCTATGCCGTGGCCACCGCCGGCAACGCCGAGACGGGCCGGTCCGGCACGGTACAGCTGTTTCACGGTTCCGAAGTGGCGTTCTGGCCGAACCCGGACAAGATCTGGCCCGGCCTGGGTCAGGCGATTGCAGATATGGACGACACCGAAATCATTCTGGAGTCGACGGCCAACGGCGTCGGCGGCGATTTTCATACGCGCTGGCGCATGGCAGAGCGCGGCGAATCGGACTACGAAGCAATTTTCGTCCCGTGGTTCTGGCAGGAGGAATATTCGAAGGAGCCGCCGAAGGACTTCGTGCGGACGGAGGAAGAAGACCAGCTGAAGCACCTGTTCGGCTTGACCGATGGACAGCTGTATTTCCGCCGCCGCAAGATCGCCGACGACTTCAAGGGCGACGAAACCCGCTTCCAGCAGGAATACCCGAACACGGCGGCCGAAGCGTTCGTGGCGGCGAAGCGCGATTCGCTGATCCCGATTCCGAACATCCTGGCTGCGCGCAAGGAAAAGAGCATCGGGCCGCAGGCACACATCCCGCTGGTGATCGGCTGCGACCCGGCGCGCTACGGCGACGACCGCACGGCGATCGTGTGGCGCCGCGGCCGCGTGGTAACGCGCGTGCGCACGCTGGCCAAGAAGAACACGATGCAGATCGCCGGCATCCTGGCCAAGCTGATCGACGACGAGAAGCCGCAGAAGGTCTTCATCGACATCATCGGGCTGGGCGTGGGCGTCTACGACCGCCTGGAGGAACTGAATTACGGCGATGTCGTCGTCGGCGTGCAGGCCAGCGAATCGGCCGACGAAGACGACCTGTACGTCAACAAGCGCGCCGAGATGTGGGTGCGAATGCGCGACTGGTTCGCTGAAAAGCCCGTGCGCATCCCGGACAGCGACGAGATGCAGGCCGACATCGTGGAGCCTGGCTACACGTACGACAGCAAGGGCCGCATCAAGATCGAGAGCAAGGAAGCGATCAAGAAGCGCGGCGGCCTGTCGCCGGACATCGCCGACGCCCTGTCGCTGACGTTCGCCGAGCCATTCCGCCCGATCGACCGTACGCCGGTCAACGTTGAATCGCATCGCCCGCATGATCCGGGCGCAGGATACTGAGAAAGCACCGCATGGACAAACAGACCGCACGCCGCCGCAAGGCCGCGCGCCAGCAGGCCGCCGCGCCCGCAGCAGCGCCGCAAGCCCTGAATCCGGACGACCACGCCAACGGCGCCGAGATGGACCTGGGCGACAGCACGACCGGGCAGGCGCTGGCCGCCGGCGACGAGATCGACGAGGCCATGGCCGCGCAGATGGCAGAGAAGCAGCGCGCCGCCGATGATCAGCGCCAGGCGCAACTGGATGCATTCGCCGCGGCCCTGGCGAAGAAGCGCCAGTCCGCCGTCAACGCGCGCGCGCAGTCGAACATCGAGCAGATCTGGCGCGAGGATGAGGAATTCTACGAGGGCATCGACGACGCGAACCGCAACGAGCACGCCACCCTGAAGCCGCGCGACTTCGGCGGCACGGGCGGCACCAGCGTAGCGGACAACGCCGCGCGCGGCACCGGCTCGAACGTGTTCCCGAACATCACGCGCCCCTATGTCGACTTCAGCGCCGGCCGCGCCGCCGACATGCTGCTGCCGACCGACGATCCGAACTGGGATCTGCGCGAGACGCCGATGCCGGACATCATCGAGGCGATGGGCAGCGACAAGCCGCTGACCTATCCGCCGGGCGTGATTCCGAAGGATGGCGCACCGACGACGATCGGCGAGGCCGCGACGCAGATGGTGGGCCAGGCCCGCGCCAAGGTGGCGAAGGCCAAGCGCCGCATCGAGGACTGGCTGGAGGAAGGCCACTACAGCGCCGAGCAGCGCAAGGTGCTCAAGGACGCGGCCAAGGTCGGCGTCGGCATCCTGAAAGGCCCGTTCCCCATCAAGCGGATGGCGCGCGTCATCCAGCGTGACGACGCCGGCGTCATCACCGGCATGGCGATCCAGAATAAGACGGCGCCCGTCTCGAAGCGCATCGACTACTGGAATTTCTACCCGGACCCGGCATGCGGCGAGAACATCCACCGCGGCAATTACGTCTGGGAGCGCGACACGATCACCGCGCGCGAACTGCGCGACCTGCTGGGCACCGTGGGCGATGACGATCAACCGTTCTACCTGGAAGAAACGATCAAGCAATGCCTGTCGGAAGGCCCGCAGCGCAAATACCAGGAAGACCTGAACTACCAGGCGCAGGATGCCGAATCGTTCGAAATCTGGTATTACCACGGCGTGGCCACGGCCGAAGACCTGCGTGCCGCCGGCCTGGACGTCAAGGAAGACACGGTCCTGCCCGTCATGATCACGATGGTGAACGACCGCGTCATCAAGGCCGCGCGCAGCACCCTGGACAGCGGCGAATTCCCGTATGACGTCATGGTGTGGCAGGAGCGCGATGGGCACTGGGCCGGCATCGGCGTCGCGCGCCAGGTGCGCACGCCGCAGCGCATGCTGACGGCCGCCACGCGCAACCTGCTGGACAATGCCGGCCTGGCCGCCGGGCCGCAGATCGTCATCGCCGACGGCGCCATCAAGCCGATGAACCCGAACGAGCCCTACGGCATCCGCCCACGCATGCTGTGGAAGATGCTCAAGGACGCGACCAACATCGACGACGTGCGCAAGGCATTCGCCGCGATCACAATCCCGATGCTGACGGACGAACTGCTGAAGATCGTGGCCTACGCGCAGAAGCTGGCCGAGGACTGCACCGGCATGCCGATGCTGATGCAGGGCCAGCAGGGGCAGGCCAGCGAAACCGTCGGCGGCATGCAGCTGCTGACGAACAACAGCAACACACCGTTGCGCCAGATTGCCAAGCTGTTCGACGACCGCATCACGGTCCCGCACCTGCTGCGTTACTACGAGTGGCTGCTGATCTACGGCGAGCAGGACGAGAAGGGCGAGTATGTCGTGGCCGCGCGCGGCTCGTCGGCCCTGTTCGAACGCGACGCCCAGAACCAGGCCATCCTCGCCATGGGGCAGCTGATCGGTAATCCGGCGTTCGCGATCGACCCGATGCGCTGGATCAAGCAGTACATGAAGGCGCAGCGCCTGGACCCGGACAATTTCCAGTACAGCCAGGCCGAGCAGGCGCAGATGAAGGCGCAGGCCGCACAGAACCCGCCGCCGCAAGATCCGAAAATCCAGGTCGCGCAGATCGGTGCGCAGGCCCGCGTCAAGGCGGCCGAGATCGCGGCCGGCGTGCAGGAGAAGCGCATTGCCGCCGACACCGACCGCGATGCCGTGTTCGCCCAGAGCGAAGCGGCGCGCACGCAAGCCGATGCGCAGGCGCACCAGAGCGAACTGCAGACGAAGCTGCAACTGGCCTACCTCGATTATGCGAACCGCGAGAAGCTGTCGCTGGACCAGGTCAAGTCCCGCCTGGCCGAAACCACGATGAAGCTGAACGTGCAGCGCGAGCTGTCCGAGATGTCGACGGCTGCCGACCTGCACAAACACAACAACCCGACGACGCAGGCGATCACGCCGCCAACTGAACCGGCTGGCCGCGCGCCGAGTGGCGAGGCCTGGCAGGCATGAGCCAGCAGCCCGACCTGACGGACCTGACCTTGTCCGAGCGCGATCGCATCAGCGACGTGTGGCTGCGCCTGCGCGAACGCCTGCTGGCGCGGCTCGACCTGCTGCGCCGCCAGAACGACCACGAAATGACACCCGAGAAGACCGCGCAACTGCGCGGGCGCATCGCCGAACTTAAAAATTTGCTCGCCGCTGGTGAAAGCCAGGACGGGCACGAGTGACAGGGACCATCGGCCCCTTGTCGTAACGACCGCCCGTGAGGCGGTTTTTTGTTTGTGGAGATGTACCAATGGCAGGAGAAAACGACCAGTTGGAAACCCTGACGCCCGAGGAAGACGCGAACGCGGAAGCCGAGTTCCTGGCCGCCTTCAACACGACGCGCGAGCAGCAGCTGCCGCACGCCGAAGGATCGACCACCGAAGCGAACAACGCGAATGCCAACGCCAGCACCGCAACGGCGCAGGAGGAACCCGAGGAAGATGCAGCCGCCCGCGCGCAAGCCGAAGCGGATGCAGCAGCCGCAGCGCAAGCCGCGGCCGAAGCGGAAGCCCGTGCGAAGGCCGAACAGGAAGCATCCGCCCCTGTGACGCTGACGAAAGCCGAAGTCGAAGCCCTGCGCGCCGCCGCCGCCACGATTCCGCAACTGCAGGAAGAACTGCGCCGCACCCGTGACACCACGGCCGGCAAGATCGGTTCCATCCAGCAGGAGTTGAAAGCGATCGCGGCACGCGCGGCCGACGGCCAGAAGTCGGCGCAGGTCCAACTCAAGCGCATCAAGTCCGAGTTCCCCGAACTGGGCCAGATGCTGGAGGAAGACCTGAACGAAGCCACGGCCGCGCGCGAAGTGGCCACGCCGCCGGACAACGCAGGCGACGCCGCCCCGGCGCCGCAGCAGCAATCCGAGCCGGCCGATCCGTTCGCTGATCCTCGTGTCCAGCAGGAGATTCGCACCAGGGAACGCGCCATCGTGGATGCAGTGCATCCGGACTGGCGGGAACTGAAAGCGACGCCTGAGTTTTCCGAGTGGCGCAATCAACTGCCGCAAGCTGCGCGCGACCTGCTCGCGTCCTCATGGGATGCAAATGTGCTGGTCGATGCCTTCAAGGATTTCAAAGCCTGGAGGGACACGCGCGCGCAGCAGGCAACGGCGCAAGCCGAAGCCAACAAGCAACGCGGCAAGCGGCTGGAAAACGCGATCCCCGCAACGAAGGGAGCGCCAACCGGCATCAACGCAGTCGATGACGATGCGGCATTCGAGGCCGGTTTCAAAGCCGTCCGCACCGGAAGCCGCTGACCCCAACCCATCATTGAAAGATAGTCACAATGACGATCCAGACCCTCAATACCTCCGCCCGGATTAATAAATTCAAGGGCGAGATCCTGGCGCATGCCATGCCCGTCGAAGTGCTGGGCATCACCGGCCAGCAGAAGAAGATGCCGACCAACGCCAGCAAGACGATTTCGTTCCGCCGCTGGCTGCCGTACGGCTCGACCCTGTCGAACCCGAACCAGTGGAACGTCAGCGCGGTCGCGCACATCACGCAGGAAGGCGTCACCCCGGCGGCCGATACCCTGACCCCGCAGGACATCGAAGTGCAGATGCAGCAGTATGCCGTGCTGTACGCCGTGTCTGATCAGATGGTGGACATGCACGAAGACGGTCCGCAGATCGTCGACGAGATGAAGAAGCAGACCGGCGAGCGCCTGGGCCTGGTGCGCGAGATGGTGCGCTACGGCGCCCTGAAGGGCTGCACCAACAAGTTTTACGCCGGCGGCACCTCGCGCGCCACCGTGTCGAGCAAGATCACCCTGTCGCTGCTGCGCAAGATCACGCGCTCGCTGAAGGCGAACCATGCCAGCTTCATCACCGGCATCCTGGCGCCGACGCCGAACTACGGCACCGCCGCAGTGGAAGCTTCCTACCTCGTGTTCGCGCACACCGACACCGAGCAGGACATCCGCGACCTGACCGGCTTCAAGGAAACGGCGATCTACGGCCAACGCAAGGTGATCCACGAGCAGGAACTGGGTAGCGTCGAAAACTTCCGCGTCATCCTGTCGCCGGAACTGCAGAGCATTCCGGACGCGGGCGTCGCCGTCGGCGCAACCGGCCTGTATTCCACTTCGGGCTCGAATATCGACGTCTATCCGGTCATTGTGGCCGCCGAGAATGCATGGGGCAGCGTGGCCCTGCGCGGCAAGGACGCCATCGATGTCACCTACCTGCCGCCGGGCCAGAAGGACAAGAACGACCCGCTGGGCCAGCGTGGCTACATCGGCGCGAAGAACTACTTCGCGGCCACCGTGCTGAACAACGGCTGGATGGCTGTCGCTGAAGTCGGCGTCTCGGTGCTGCCGTAATTCTGTAACGGCGCCGGGCCCAGCGCCTGGCGCCTGACCTGAAAGGAACAACATGGCAAATCCCCAAGTATCGATCGCGCAGCAGATCCAGAAGATGACGCTGAACCAGTCCGACAAACGCCTGCTGCTGTCGGCGTTCAATGGCCTGGTCGACGACGTCGAGCAGCTGCGCGCATCGCTCTCCGCATTTCTGGCCAAGGCAGACACGGCAGCCGCCGCGACTGTCGCATCGCTCGGAACCAACAACGTCGCGACCCTGGCCGTGACGAAGTCCGCGCTGAACGTCAAGAAGTCGTAATCCTCTCTCCGTAAAGGAACCCATACATGCAATCTCAACAATTCATCGGCGGCAATCTGGTGCTCACGAAGGCCGGCTTGACCGGCCTGTCCGGCGCTGCCACCACGTTCACGATCGGCACCGCGATCGTGTATGCCCTCTACGGCAAGCTGGCCAGCAAGTCGACCGTATCGGGCGGCACCACGCCGACGACCGACGCCGTCACGGGCGCCGCAATCACCCTGAAGGCCGGCTATGGCACCAACGTGCTGTGGTGCCTGGACTCGTCGGGCAACGTGAAAGTCGTGCAGGGCTCGACCGAACTGCTGGACGCCTCGGGCGCCTTCCAGTTCGCCGCGCCGCAGTTCGCCAATCTGCCGGACACGCTGGTCCCGTTCGCCTACTGCGTGCTGAAGAACGCGGCCACCGGCACGCTGTTCACGTTCGGCACCTCGAACTGGAACCAGTCGGGCATGACGATCACGGTCAGCGACATCATGGCCGTCCCGAACCGTCCGCAAGCGTCGTAATACCCAGCGTCACATAACCCCGAGCGGGCCGCCATCTGGTGGCCCGTTCTTTTTTGGAGAACACCATGAGCCGCAACCGCACCCCCGCAGTGACCCCCGACATGATGACCGGCACCGTCGGCGCCGATTCCTTCGATGCAGACCTGGGCGGCCTGGATCGCAGCATCACCCTGGAACACGACCTGTCCCTGGAAGAACTGCGCGACAACCTGAATGCCACCGTGTCGATGAGCAGCAACGATCCGGCGTTCAAGAAATTCACCGCTGACTCTGCCTTCATGGAAGAACAAGTCCTGGTGCGCGTGCTGCCATCGGCCGACCAGAACGCGGAAAAGATCGTCGACGTCTACAACGACGGCCGCCCGCAGCGCTTCATCCGCGGCGAATGGACGATCGCCCGCCGCAAGTATGTCGAAGTGCTGGCGCGCGCAAAGCCCTTCAGCGTGGCGACGCCCGAGATCACCGACGGCAACGGCGACCGCACCACCAAGATCGACATCAACCACGGCATGCGCTACCCGTTCGAGATGCGCGACAAGAACCCGATCGGCCAGGCATGGCTGAACGACATCCTCTCGCAACCGTAATCCGATAACCCATGACATTCCTCGAACTCGTCCAAGACTTCATGCGCGAGGCCGGCATGTCCGGCTCGATCGTGTCGGTGCAGGGCCAGGTCGGCGAGGCGCAGCGCGCCGTCAACTGGATCGCCAAGGCCAACCGCTCGATCCAGTTGCAGCATCCCGACTGGGAATTTCTGCGCGCCGACGTCACCTTCAACACGACCGTGCCGAACAACCGCTATACCGCCGCCGCGGCGGGCGTGGCCAATTTCGGGGAATGGCGCTTCCGCGGCGACGACTGGCGATGCTACACGGCCGCCATCGGCCCGATGGATGAGCAGCCTGTTTGCTTCCAGCCATACGAGGATTTCCGCCGCGACTGCCTGTATGGCGCGAACCGTCTTTCGTCTAGGCGCCCGTCTGTCGTGACGCAGGCGCCGGATATGTCGCTGCTGTTCTGGCCGACGCCGGACGCCGCCTACACGATCGTGGGCGAGCAGTACCAGGCGCCGGTCGAACTGGTGAACAACACGGACGTGCCGCCGTTCGCCGCGCGCTATCACGACGCCATCGTCTACCGCGCGCTGATGCTCTACGCGCAGTTCGAGGGCGACGTGAGCGTCCTGTCTTATGCGCAGGCCGAATGCGCGCGCGTCATCGGCGACATGGAGAATGCCTACCTGCCGAAGTGGACGACCTCGGGGCCCCTCGCATGAAGCCGGTCAACATGCAGCCGGCGCGCATCGAAACCGAGCGCGTGCGCTTCATCGGCGGCCTCGACCTGGCATCGCCCGCGCTGGACATCCAGACCGGCAACGCCATCGTGGCCGTGAACTATGAGCCCGGCATTCTCGGCGGCTACAAGCGCATCGATGGCTACGAGCGGCTGGACGGCCGGCCGGCGCCATCGGCCGCCACTTACCTGTACCTGCAGGGCACGTTCCCGTATGTCGCTGCCGGCACGACCGTCGTGGGCGCCACGTCGGGCGCCACCGGCATCGTGGTCCTGTGCGATGGCACGGCCACGCCGCCCACGACCGGCAGCATCAGCGTGTCGAAAGTGTCCGGCACATTCGTCGCCGGCGAGACGATCCGCAAGCTGGATATGACCGTGCTGGGCGTGCTGTCGGCCGCGATCGACCGCGGCTATCCGGATTCCCTGCACGACGCGATGGCGCTGGCCGCCGCCGCCGATCTGTACCGCGCCGACATTCAGGCGGTGCCGGGCACCGGGCCCGTGCGCGGCGTCTGGATGTATAACGGCGTTACATACGCCTTCCGCGATTACAGCATCTCCCAGTGCCGGATGTACAAGTCGACCGGCACCGGCTGGACGGCGATCACGTTCGGCCAGGAACTGCAGGTAACGCAGCCATCGAAGTCCGTCACGACGTCCAGCGGCGCCGTGAACTGGACCGCGCACGGCCTGCTGGTCGGCGCGCTCGTGCGTTTCAGCGGCACGATCCCGACCGGCGCCAGCGCCAACACGAGCTATTACGTCGTGGCCGTCACGGCGAACACGTTTCAGGTATCGCTGACGGCTGGCGGTTCTCCGATCGCGCTGGGCGACGTGGCCAGCGGCCTGACCTGTCTGCCGCAGGCGCAGCAGCTCATTGAGGGAGCGACCGTCACGGGCGCGACGTCCGGCGCCACTGGCGTCGTCATGCGCGCCGGCGTGCGCACGGGCGCATGGGCCAGCTTCGGCGTGACGGCCACCGTCGTGCTGTCATCCGTGTCCGGAACGTTTCAGGCGGGCGAACTGCTGCGCGTGGCCGGCGCCCCGATGGCAAACGCAGTGGGGCCGAACGCGGCCATCACGCTGCTGCCAGGCGGCCGGTTCGAGTTCGTCACGTACAACTTCACGGGGTCGCTTGCCACGCGGCGCATGTACTTCTGCGACGGCGTGAACCCGGCGTTCGAGTTCGACGGCACGACGCTGGTGCCGATCCGCACCGGCATGGCCAGCGACACGCCGAAATTCATCCGCGCACACAAGCAGAAGCTGTTCCTGTCGTTCCTCGGCTCGGTCCAGCACTCGGGCGACGGTACGCCGTACGCCTGGACGATCCTGTCCGGCGCCGACGAGATCGGCATCGGCGACGTCGTCACTGGCATGGAAGTGCAGGCCGGCGACACGCTGGCGATCTTTGCCCGCAATTCCAGCTACCAGCTGAACGGCTCGACGAACGACGATTTCCAGTTGCTGCCCATCTCCGACAAGATCGGCGCCATCGCCTACACCACGCAGGTGATCGGCCGCACGCTCGCGCTGGCCGACCGCGGCATCGTCAGCACGGACCGCACGCAGGCATACGGCAACTTCGTCCAGTCGACGATCAGCGAGCACATCCAGCCGATCGTCAACAGGCTGCGCACGAATGCCATCGGCTCCGTCGCCTACCGCAACCGCAACCAGTACCGGATCTATGCGGCCGACGGCAGCGGCGTCATCGCCACGTTCAACGACGGCAACCTGGTCGGCTTCACGCTGCTGCAATACCCGGTATCGCCGACGTGCTTCGCCAGCTGCGAGGACGCGACCAGCAACAACGTCGTGCTGTTCGGCGACTCGAACGGCTACGTCTACCAGGCCGACGTCGGATCGAGCTTCGACGGCCAGGCGATCGAGGCCTACCTGCACCTGCCATTCAACACGGTGGGCAACCCGCGCATCCGCAAGCGCTTCCGCAAGGCCGTGCTGGAGATGAGCGCCACCGCGTACGCGGCCGTACGGTTCCAGCCGGAATTCTCGTACGGCATCCCGGATGTCGGCACGCACCGCCTGCAGACGGCGAGCGTGGGCGGCAACGGCGGCTACTGGGACACGGACAGCTGGGATGGCTTTTCGTATGACGCGCAGGTCGTGACGGCGCCCGAATTCAGCATCGAAGGCACGGGCCTGAACGTCAGCGCCCAGTTCTACAGCAACACGAATCTCGACATGGGCCACGTGCTGCAAGGCCTGCTGATCCACTTTTCCAACAGAAGACTTTCACGATGAGCAATCAATTCTTTACGCCCCCATCGTCGCTGGCCGCCGGCACGAAGGCGCGCGCGGCCGACGTCAATGCGATCACGCAGGCCGTGAACAGCGCATTCGACAAGCTGCCGGGCGAGGCCGCGCTGAAGGGTGGCGCCGTAAATTATGCCGTCAACTCCAGTACGACGGATAACGCCTACGTCGTGGCGCTGGATGCGAAGATCACGGCGACGGGATTGTTCGACGGCCTCGAAGTCAAGATGCTGCCGAACCGGGCCAATACGGGCGCCTGCACGCTGAATGTGAACGGCCTGGGTAACATCGCCATCAAGCGCGCGGACGGCACCGATCCACAGAGCGGGGATATTTTGGCTATTTGCCCAATCCCGCTGACGTATCGGCAGAGTGGCAACGTCTTCATGCTGCCGCCGGTTTCGCAATCCCAGATACAACAAATGAGTAGCGAGGTTGCCGCTGCCGCTGCCAGCGCAGCTGCTGCAGCAGGTTCTGCACTCGATGCGCAGAACCAGGCCAATACTATTCGCGTAGCCGACTATGCCAGCCTGCGCGCCCTGACAGCGGCAGCAACCGCCGTCTACGTCACGGGTTATCTCGTGGCTGCAACCCCGTCAGGCATCGCCGGCACGTTCACGCCGGACGACAGCGATACGACCAGCGCAGATAACGGCGGCACGATCATCGTGGCCACGAATGGCCGTCGCTGGAAACGCTCATTCTCCGGGCCGATCGATGTGCGCTGGTTCGGCGCCGTTGGCGACAATGCTACCGATAACTATTCAGCAATCACTGGCGCGATCAACTCGCTGCCGTCCAGCGGCGGCTCGGTCTATTTCCCGGTCGGGTGCTACAAGACAACCCAGCAAGTTACGGTCGCCAATAAATCCAATATTCGCATTTTCGGCCCGGCATTTTCCGGCTCGTACAATGCAACCACGATTGGCGCGACAATTACCGGAACCGGTTCTTTTACCGGCTTCTCGTTCTCCAATGGCGTCGGCTGCACGGTCGAATCATTGCAGTTGTCGAATTTCGGAGCCGCCATCTATTTCAATGGATGCCTCGGCTTCCGCGTCCTGAATTGCAATCTGTCATCGAATCAGATCGGATTGTCCGCAACTGGCAATGGCGTTGGCATTGTTCGCGGCAATATGGTGCGCAGCAATTCCATCGCTGGCCTGCAGTTCCTCAAGAGTAGCGGCGACACCGTCATTACTGAAAATGACATTGGCGCCAACTCGATCGGTATTCTCGCGGCCAGCGGCGGCCTGCATATCCATAACAACCTGATTTTCTATTCCAACAATTCCGGTAACGGCATCGGCATCCTGGTCGATGGCTCCAATGTCAATGCGGACACGGTGATTCGCCGCGTTTTCATTCACAACAATCTTCTCGGAAGAAATGATCTTGCCGTAAAACTCCTCGGGCAGTCAGGCGCGAACCCTAACGTTGAATCGGTGACGATCAGCGAAAACCACATCCATCAGGCAGACGATGGCGGCGGCGGATTCGACAGCAGCTTCCTGTATGGGCAGGGCATTTCTGTCGCGTATGCAAAATACACCAAGGTGCGCGGCAACCAGATGATCGGTCTGCGCGATTACGCCATTCAGGTCAGCAACTGCCTGACAGGCGTAGAAATCGTCAATAACAATATCCGGTTCGGCGGCGGCACTGGCGCAGGCATTACCTGCTTCAATATTCAATGGGGCCGGATTGACAATAACGATTTCGTCAGCAACACCGGCACGGCGATTGCAATGACCGGCGGCAGCGGAAACTATTCGCAGAACAACGTCATCAGCAACAACCGATTCCAGAGCAACGGCGCCGTCTACACGGAAGATGCGAATAGCCGTGCAAACTTCATTGTCGACCCTATCGGCCCAACGCTTTCCGATTTCTCGTTAAGCTCGACAACGCCGATTTCTCAGATCAGGATTTCGCAGCAAGCAGGAAATCAGATCAGTTTTAAGAACCAAAGCATTTATCAGGATGGTCATGCGTGGAATGGCCCGCATCTTATCATGGCCTCGACGCATGCATGGTTCGATGCTTTCCGCATGCTTCGTTCCAAGAACAGCGCCCCATCGAGCGACACGGATGGCTCGCCGTTCGGCCTGAAAGTATCCGTGCCGGCGACGGCCACCAGCAGCGGCGCACCTGGCCAGTGGGCTGCAGATACGTCATACGCCTATTTCTACACTGGCGATGGTACGACGCACAGCTGGCGCCGCGTGGCGACTGCGGCCTGGTAAGGGGGCGCCATGCGACGAATACTCGAATGTGGCGTGCTGCTGCGCCTCTACACCATGACGATGTCCGGGCTGTATGCCTACACCGGCCTGGCCCAGCGCGAAACCCTGACGTATGCCGTGGCGCACGCCGACCGTTTCGCCCACATGACGATGTACGGCCTGGCCGCGTTCACCGTGCTGGGCCTGGTCGACCTGATCGTCAACGACCTGATGCCGGACCGGTACGTAATCGCGCGCGCGCTGCACGACCGGCATCTGGTCAGCATGGCGATCGCCGGTTGCTTCGCGATCCAGATGTCCACCTGTGTGCGCTACGGCCTGCCGCACGCAATCCTCCCCTTCTACGCCACCTACGTGCTGCTGGTCCCGGTGTCGGCCTTCGTCGATGTGCGGAAACGATATAAAACCAATAAGGACTGCGAATGAAAAAAGAACTGAAGCAGACGCTTGGCGCGGCGCAGCTGACGCTCGTTGTGCTGTGGCCGACGTCGGCATGGGCAGCCAGCATCGCGTTCGGCGCGCAGCTGGCCGAGATCCCCATGCTGTCCGTGCTGATGACGGTGATCCTGTCGACGCTCATGGGCGCTACCGCGCTCCTGCACGCGATGAAACAGGAGTACGAAAAGGCAGCGGTCATCCCGCGCCTGTGGCTGTTCGTGTGCAGCCGCATGCTGTCGTCCAACGCGGCCGGCCTGCTGATGTTCTTCGCCGGCGAGGCGTGGGGCATGGACAACGCCTACAAGGCCGCAGCCATCATGCTCGCAGCCTTCGGCGGCACCTGGAGCATCGAGCGCGCGCTGCAGTTCTTCGCCAACAAATACGCCCCGGAGCCTACCCGATGATTATCACCGCTGACCAACTCCAGCGCGGCATGCCTGCGCTTGGCATGAGTGCATCCCTGTGCGCGGGCCCGATCAACGTGGCCATCGAGCGCTTCCAGATCAACACGCCGCGGCGCGCGGCCGAATTCCTGGCGCAGATCGCGCACGAGAGCGGGCAACTGAAACGCCTGCGCGAAGACCTCGATTACACGTTCGGGCGCCTGCGCGCCGTGTGGCCGAAGCGCTTCCCGACCGACAGCGCCGCCATCGCCTACGCGCACCAGCCCGAGAAGCTGGCCAACCTCGTCTACGCCAACCTGTACGGCAACGGCGACGTGGCCAGCGGCGACGGTTTTCGATTCCGCGGCGCCGGCTACCTGCAGCATACGTTCCGGGCAAACCATGCAGCCATCGGGCGCCAGTTCGGCATGCCGGTCGAGCAGGTCGGCGACTGGCTGAATACGCACGAGGGCGCCGCGCTGGGCGCCGCGTACTACTGGGCCGAGCACCAATGCAACAAGCTGGCCGACCAGGGCAACACGGACGCGATCAGCGACGTGATCAACCTCGGGCACCGCACCGTGGCCGTGGGTGACGCCAATGGCTACCAGGACCGCCTGGCATTCCGCAACCGCTTCTATGCCGTGCTGGGGGTCGCATGACGGACATCGTGAAGGACATCGAGAACGTCGCCGCGGCCGGCGCCAGCCTGCGCACGGCCATCATCATCGGCATCGGCGCCGCCGCGCTGGTCGGCGCGCTCGCCACCTGGACCGCGCACCACTTCGAGGAGCGCGGCCGCCAACTGGAGCGCGCCGGCTGGCTGGCCAAGGAAAACGCCGCGCGCATCGCGCAAGAGAAAAAGGACGCGGTTGATACGCTGCGCCACCAACAGATCGAAAGGGAAACCAGTGAACGCCACCAGAAAGAACTCGATCAGCTTCGTGCTGATGCTGCTGCTGACCGTGCTGCTGCTGACCGTGCTGGCGGGCTGCGCATCCCAGTCGTCGCCTGTCCGGATGCAAGACCTGCCGCCGCCACCGAAACCGCAGGCGCCGGCGGACGTGATGAAGCCGGCCCCGCCTCCGTCCGACTTCCGCAATCGATTGAAAACGGCCTTTGGGCTCTCGCCAACGACGCCGATGAGGTAAGTGCGCAGTTGCGCGCCTGCCAGGGATGGATTCTTGCAAACGGTTTTTATGGGCCGGAACCCGCCGCCGGGAGTGAATTGCTTGGTAGAATTGATGCCGTTGAGAATCAAGAAAGCAAGGGTGACGCACAATGAGCGCGACGTCGGCGGAAGACCAAATTTCCAACTGGGCGGCCGGAACCTACGGCATGTACAGCACCGCGCTTCCAAAGTCCATGCCTACGGCCGGCACGACCGATAGCGGCATGCTTGGCGCGACGGCGACAACGCCGGTCCCGACGGGAACATCCACATGGACGAAGGTTGCCAGCCCGACCACGGGCGGAATGGCGGCGCCGACCAGCAACCCGCCAGCCACGTCGAGCCAGACCCCGACGATTCCGGGCTTGTCGTCGGTGTCGGCGACGAACGCCACCGCCATCGATCCGTCGAGCATCGCCACGCGCACCATCGACCCCGGCACGGAAACCGTGGCCGGCCAGGTGAACAAGATCACGGCCGAGAACAGCCCCGTTCTGCAGCAGGCGCAGGCGCAGGCGATGCGCACGGCGGCCGGGCGCGGCATGCTCAATTCGGCCATGGCTGCATCGGCCGGCGAGAATGCCGTGATCAGCCAGGCAGCGAACATGGCGGCGCAGGATGCCTCTGCCTACAAGAGCGCGGCCGACTACAACACCGCGGCGAAGAACCAGGCGACGATGTGGAACGCCGACCAGGCTGCGCAGCTGCAACGCCTGGACTTGCAACTGCAGGACTCGGCCGCCAGCCGGGCCCAGTCGCTTTCCCTGGCGCAGATGCAGGATGCGACCACGCGCTACCAGGCCGAGATGTCGGCGAACACGAGCCGGTACAACACCGATGCATCGTATCGCCAGCAGATGGACAGCCAGAAGATTTCCCTGGCCAACAACATCATCCAGAACATGGACATTTCGCCGGACCGCAAGGCGGCCATGCTGCAGGCGCTCGGCTTCGGCACCAGCGCGGGCAACGGCAGCGGCGGCAGCGGTCTGGCCGGCGCCGTCTACGTGATCGGCTCGACCAGCGCCGACCTGACTGGCGGCATGTACGGCAACCGCACCAACTACACCGATGCCAATGGCAACAGCCTTGATCCAAACGGTAATCCGTGGGGTCCGGACTCGCCGGGGTGGGGTTGATGGATCAGCGCCTGATCGATTACCTGGCCGGCCTCGGCGCCATGCCGGACGCGCTCGACGGCTGGGCGATCAAGACCGCGCAGCGCGCCGGCGTCGACGTCGCCTTCGTGATCACCCGCGGGCCCGAGATCCACATGCTGTCGATCGCCGAGCGGCGAGCCATGAGCCGGCGCAACATCGCCGAATTCGTCGCCCCGCTGCTGGACCGGTTCGGCTACTGCACGACGCGCGTGCCGCTTGCGGAAACCGACCATCGGCTGCGCATCGCGCTCGGGTTCACACATACATGGTCCGATGACCATTTCAGCTACTGGGTGCTGACGCGCCTGCCCTATCAGAAAGGATCACCACAATGCCAGTCGCAGTAGTAGCCCTGGCCGCCGGCTCGTTCGCGGCCGGCGCCACCGCATTCGCCGCGGCCACCACGCTCGCGGCTACCGTCGCCGCTGGTGCCACGATGGTCGGCGCCGCGCTTACGATGGTCGGCACCGTCACCGGCAACCAGAAGTTGACCAAGATCGGCGCCATCGTCGGCATCGCGGGCGGCATTGGCTCGGCGCTGACATCGAGCGCGGAAGGCGCGGCTGGCGCGGCAGCGAACAGCGCCGCCGATGCGGGCACGAGCGCGGCAACCGATGCGGCGAGTAGCGCGGCATCCGGGGCGGCCGACGCCGCCAGCAGCGCGATGCAGACGTCGCCCGTCTACCTGCCGGGCAGCGACAGTCTGGGTTCCCTGGATTCCGCAGCCAGCGGCGCAAGCGGCGCCAGCGGCGCGGCCACATCCGGCGGCATGCTTGATTCGATCAGCGCGCCGGCGCAAGGCATGGGCGGCGCCAGCGCCAGCGATACGCTGCAGCAGGCGATCAGCAGCCCGACCAGCACATTCAATGCCGGCACAACGACAGCCGGCCAGGGCGTCGGCAATGCGTTCGATGCCGCCAGCACGAGCGCCGGTCAGGCGAACAGCATGAACGCCTTCCAGGCGCCGACGTCCGGCGGCATGCTCGATTCGATCGAAGCCTATCCGGGCGCGATCAATGCGGCCGGCGCGGGCGGCAGCACCGCCAGCGGCATCGGCGCCACGCTGGACCAGGTGCAGGCATGGGCGAAGGCCAATCCTGAATTGGCAAAGGTGGCACTCAATGGCGTAGGCACGATGGCATCCAACCTCGTGCCGAGCGCGAAAGACAAGGCCATGATGGACGCCTACCGGGCGCAGACCGAAGCACAGAAACGCCGCGCCCTGTGGGGTTCCGGCCGCATCTCGTAATCGAGGATGACCATGCAAGCAAATACCGCCGGCCCGGCACAGGGCAACCAGGATCAGGTCGACGTCGCGCCGATCATCGCCAAGGTGCAGCAGAACATTCCGCCGCAATTGAAGGACATCTATGACAAGGCTGTCCTGTCCGGCATGCGCATCATGTTCGACAGCCAGAGCCACCAGATGATGCTCGACGCGCTCGACCAGCCCGGCCCGCTCGCCACGCGCATCAGCAACGGCATCATCCAGCTGATGTATCTGCTATGGACGCAGTCGAACAAGACCTTGCCGCCGCAGATCATCGTTCCGGTGACGCTGACGCTGACGCTGAAGGCGTTCGACTTCCTGCAGAAATCGGGCGAGCCGGATGCGAACAAGCAGGCGCTCGGCGACGCCACGCAGCAGGCCGTCGAAGGCATCATGTCGCGCTTCGGCGTCAAGGGCGTGCCGCAGGCTGGCGCACCGGCCGCTGGCGCCAGCCAGGAAGCGGCCGCACAGCCGCCGCAGGCCGCCGCGCCGCAGGGTGCCGGCATGCTCGATTCGATCGGAGGTCAATAAATGGGCATGGACTGGGCAAGCGCGATCGCGCAGGGTATCGGCGCCGCGGCGAACACGGGCGCGAACATCATCGGCGACCAGATCAAGAACGACCAGACCATCCAGATGCAGAAGCAGCTGGAGCAGCAGGCCGCCGACATCCGCGTCGATACGGCGTCGCGCCTGGCCGCCGCCGACCAGATGATGAAGAATGCCGCACTGCAGCGCTATTCGCAGATCGTAAAGCAGAAGGCGGGCGAGGATGTGCCGCAGGAAGCGCAGACCGTCAACCAGACTGGCCTGACGCGCGAAAGCGCCGACGAGGCAGGGCTGAAGCAGGGCGGGTTCGCCGGCAGCATGGACAAGATGAACCCCATCATCCAGAAGGCGAAGGACACGCTGGCCAGTCCTGGTGCGACCGATGCGCAGAAGGCCGATGCGCAGGCGCTGCTGGACCAGATCGGCCGCCAGTTCGACGCGCAGAAGGACGTCAACGAGGACGCCGCTGACGGCAAGACGCGCAAGCGCACGACTGAGGAAGCCGTCAATGCTGCCAACGACTACGCCCTGATGAACGATCCGGAAGCGTATGTCGCCGGCACGACCGCGTACAACAACGCCAACAAGGACGACATCGCCGAGAAGCGCCTGAAGCAGCAGGCCGATATCGAGGACAAGCGCGGGCAGCGCCAGATCCAGATCGAGGCCATGCGCGAGCGCGGCCGCATCGAGGCCATCATGGCGAAGCTGGGCGGCGCCGATGGCACGGGCGCGGGCTCGAAAGATCCGGCCGACGTCGCGACGATCAAGTACCTGACCAACAACGGCATGTCGTTCAACGATGCGCGCGACCTCGTGCTGGGCACGGGCGAAGGCGCGCACAAAGATCCGGTTGCCCTGGCTTCGTCGATGGCTTCCAGCCTGATCGGCAGCGGCGCCGTGCGCGTCACGAAGGACGACCCGCCTGGCACGACCGTTTCCAGCAAGGCGATGAAGATGGCGATGGCCGCGCTGACCGAAGCGCAGGCGCTGCGCAACGGCGGCAAGGCCGGCGGCGGCATGCTGGATTCTGGCGGCCCGGCCGCGCCGACCGGTAAGCCGCTGGGTAATGATCCGCTGGGCCTGCGCCCGCTCCTCGGCAAATAAGGGAACGAATGGCAACGCAGAACATCACGAGCGCCGACCAGGACCAGCTTGCGGCCGACGTCGCTGGCGCTGGTCCGCTGAACTACATCGCGCAGTTCAAGCAGCAGTATCCAGACTACAAGGACGTGCCCGACGTGCAGCTGGCCGACGCGCTGCACAAGAAATATTACAGCGACGTGCCGCGCGATGCGTTCATGAGCATGACCGGCCTGGCCGACGCCGGCGGCGATATGTCGACGTCGATGTCGCGCGACGCCTACGCCAAGCGCTTCCTGGCCGACAACCCGCGCGCCGGGCAGGCTGCGCTCGACATGGCCCTGGCTCAGTACGACAAGGCCAATCACGGCGCCATCGCGCCCGGCAACATTGATCTGTCCGCGCGGCCGATGGTACGCAACAAAGACGGCAGCGTCAGCACGGTGCGCTCGATCTCCGTCGGCACTGACGGCGGCGAAGCCCTGATCCCGACCGTCAGCGACGACGGCCGTGTGATGAGCAACGACGAGGCGCTGCGCCAGTTCCAGCAGACCGGCCGCCACCTTGGCATTTTCAAAACGCCCGAGGAAGCGACCGCCTACGCAAAGCTGCTGCACGAGCAACAGGCTGCGCAGTACGAGGACACTCCCGAGGCGATGTTTAACCGGCGCCTGAACGAGCGCCTGCAGGGCAAGCGCAACGGCATCGTGCCGCAACTGCCGGGCCGCCAGCAGCCGGACCAGTTGCAGGACGTGAGCACGCCTGCGCAGCCGTCGACGTTCGACATGGTTGCCGGCAATGCGGTCGGCGGCGCGCTGAACACGTCGATGGGGGCGTTGTCCGCTGGCGCGCGCCTGATCGGCGCCGATGACTACGCCGACGAGATGGATGCCGGCCGTGCGCAGGTCCAGGCCCGGCAGAAGGAACTGGGCGGCGACCGGTTCGGCGGCAAGGTGGCAAACCTCGTCGGCGGCATCGTGCCGGCGTTAGGCGCTCCCGAGGGCGTGCTGGAACAGGCGATCGCGAATGCCGGCCTGTTCGCCATGCCTGCATTCAATGACACGCTGAAGGCAAAGCTTGCGGCCGGCGAATCGCGCGCGGCCGCGCTGACGCACGCCGCCGAGGCATTCGGGCTGAACCTCGTTGCGCCGACCGTCATGCAGAAGGGCGCGGGCGCGCTGCTCGGGCGTGCGGCAGAAGGTGCAACCGGCGTGCGCGCCGCGGCGGCCGGGCTGGCGCAGGCTGGCGCCGAGGGCGTCGGGTTCTCGGCCGCAAACAGCGTGATGGACAAGGCCACCGATGCGGCATTCGGATACAAGAATGACCGTCCGTGGCTGGACCCGGAAGACATGGCCGTGCAGGCGGCTGGCTTCGGCGGCATGCGCGCGGCGCACATGGCCGGCCACGCCGCCGCCACCGGCCTGCTGGACCATGTCGACCAGCAGCAGCGCACGCAGGTGCTGATCGACCAGATTGGCCGTGCGCAGAACGTCGATGACGCCATCGCCGCGGCATCGGCCGCCGTGAGCCAGCCGGCCGGAGGCGACGTGGCCAGCATCATGCAGGGAATCCGCCCGCTGGAAAATCCGGCAGACCTGCCGGCGGCGCCAGTGGTGCCGACAGGCGGCGAGCCCGCGCAGATCGGCGCCCGCTACGTGCGCGTCGAGAATCCCGACGGCACGACTGGCTTTGCGCTGGGCAACGATGGCATTCCCGGCGTACCGACCGAAGGCGTTCCGGCGCAGATCGGCGCCGAATACAGGCGCGTGACAAATGCCGACGGCAGCACGGGCTTTCGGTCGGCGGCCGACATCGAGCAGGCAACGAACGCCTGGCGCCGCGCCAACGATCCGAGCATCCCGACGCTGACCGATGCAATCGGGCATGGCGCATGGAGGCGCGCGAGCGACCCAACCATCCCAACCCTGACGGACAACGTCGACCACCTGCGCATCGACATCCCGACGCTGACGGATCAACTGGCCGGGCCCGATGGCATCCCGGTCCTGCACGACGAAGTGCCGGGCCAGGCGCCGATTCCGACCCTGACCGATACATTTTCTCGGCCAGTGGATGCGACCGGCAACTGGTACACGTTCCCGCACGAGACGGGCACGCTGGGCGTCCCGCGTGCCGAGATGCCACAGATCAAGGTCGAGCATCGTGGTGCCATGGTGAATTTCCTGAACGCGCGCGGCATCCCGCACGAGCATGTCGAGGTGCCGGCCGAGAGCCTGAAGCCGACGCAGGCAGAATTCAGCATGGACAAGGTGCAGCAGGCGCACGAGCACGAGGGCGGCGACCGATCCATTCTCGTGTCGAGCGATGACCACGTGCTGGATGGACATCACCAGTGGCTTGCCGCCGTCGAGAAGGGCGCGCCCGTGAAGGCGATCCGGCTGGATGCGCCGATCGGCAAGCTGCTGGACACGGTGCGCGAATTCCCCAGCGCCACGACGGCAGAGGGCGCAGTCGCACCGGCCGCGCCGCAGAACCACCTGGAGGCCGCGCGTGCCAAGCACGAGCGCCAGGATGAAGCCGTGCGCCAGGCCGCCGAGAACATCGCGCGCCGCCAGGCCGAGAAGGCGCCGCAGGAAACGCCCGCGCCGACACCGGAAGTGAAGAAGGCCAGCGCCGTGCAGCGCATGCGCGAGCGTGTAAAAGCGGCCGACCCGTTCCTGCATTTTCTGGCGGACCACGGCGTATCGATCGCTGACCGCGCCGACGTCGGGCTGGAGCAGGGGAAGAACGGAAACCGCATGGTGCAGGGCTTCGGGCCCGTGCTGCGCAAGTCCGGCAAGCGCCTGGACGAACTGGCGCTGCTGGCGCGCGACCGCGGCTTCCTGACCGATGCCGACATCGAGAGCGCAACCGACACGGGCGGCACGCGCAAGCTGGCCGACATGATCCAGCGCGCGCTCGGCCGCCGAGAGGTCATCGCACACCCGCACGCCGTCGAGCATGCGCAGCCTGACGCCGACCAGCGCCTGCGCGCCGAGGCCGAGCGGCTGGGCATCGACATCGAGGGCAAGGACGCCGGCCAGCTGTATGACGAGGTCGCGGCCGCGCACCGCGGCGAGGAAGACCGGCGCGAGATCACGGGCGCGGAGAGCGTCACCGAGCAGGAACAGGTCGCGCGCGCCGCCGACGAGTTCACGCCCGAGGAAGTGAAAATCATCGGCGACCTTGACGCCGACATCCCCCTGGACGGTGGCAAGCCGTCCGACCACCTGACCGACGAGGACATCGATGCAATCTTCGGAATCCGACAAGCAGAAGGCCCGCGATCAGATCGCGGCGAAACTGAAGGCGCTGCCGCTGAACATGCGGGCGAAGGTACTCCGCGAACTGCAGCAGCGGGCGAAGGAGCAGGCGAGCGCCTGACGTTCCGCGGCATCGAGTACCGCAAGGACGGCCCCACCTGGAAGCTGTCCCGCGATGGCGAGCGCTGGGCCGAGGTGAAGTCGCGCCAGGCGCGCGAGGCACTGGACCGTGGCGAAGACCCGAATCCAACCGATGCGCGCGTCGCACATGGCGAAAAGCGCGAGCCAATCGTGATGGATGAAGAATCCTACCTTGCTCAGAATGGCGCATCGAAATTCAGCTATGGCGAATCCGCCCTGCATATGTCGTCGTCGAACGTCAGCGGCGCCCATAAGAAACGATCGATTGAGGCGCAGTCGAAGAAGGATTCCGACCTATCGGCACGACGCGAGGAACTGCGCGCCGAGTACCGCGCCAAGGTGGAGGCCGGCGAGATCCGACCGCCATCGGCCAAGGAAGAAACCATCGCGCGCGCCAATGGCCATCCAGACCTGGAAAGCACGCAGGCCGCGCGCCGCATCGCCGACAAACGTGGCTGGAAGTGGCAACAAGACGATGCCGTCGAATCCGACAAGGCCAAGCTGGAAACGAAGCGCCGCCAGAAGCCCGCGCCGCTGGCCGAGGGCGTGCCGCACTCGTTCCTGAAAAAGCTGAAGGTCGACCACGACGTCTATGTCGAGGACGAGAAGCGATGGGAAACCGTCAAGGTGCCGGCCGCCGACGCACTGCGCTCGCTGCGCGACGACATCTCGAACCTGGAAGCGATGCTGAAGTGCATGAAAGGCTGACCCCATGCTGAAAGTCAAATCCACCGATCAGCTGGGCGACCTGACCGGCGAGCGCCGCCCGCGCGCCGCCGCGCCGGCCCCAGCCCCCGTCAACGCCATCCCGGCCGTGCCGCAAGTCGACGTCGACAAGCTGGCGCAGGCCGTGCTGGTCATCGCCGCGCAGCAGCGCGACATGGCCGACGCCATCCTGCGCGCCGTCGAGCGCCCGCGCCAGATGATCGCCGACATCGAACGCAACACCGAGGGGCGAGCAACACGCATCACCATCGCCGTTACCGGATGAAATTGATTTCCATCAAACAATCTTGCTGGTAGGATCGCTCCTCATGAAACAGTACATTTCAAATGTCTGGTGGGCAATTGATGTTCTCGTCAATGTGTCTACCGGCGGACGGCGCGAAACAATTTCGTCACGCATGGGCCGCAACATCCAGCAGGGCAAGCGCTGTGCGTTCTGCCGCGGCGTCTGCTGGCTGCTGTCGCGCTTCTGGCCGGACCACTGTACGCACAACATCATGGAGCCGCTGGACAAGGCATGAACACCTACATCGTTTATTCCAGGTCGACCGGCCTGGATGTCTACGCCTACCAGGCCGACAAGGTATCGAACACGGAAGTCTATCCGCTCGACCAGTTCGACCACGTCGCGCAGCAACCGCCCGTCGCGGCGCCGCCGGCCGCCGAACTGGCGACGGCCTGGCTGATCGACGTGGGCTCGTTCTTCGACCGCTTCGGCGATTCCAAGATCCCCATCCTGGCCAGCGCCGACCCGTTCGTTATGGCGATCCGCCAGGACATCCTGCCGCGCGAATGGGTGGACCTGAAGCGGCCCGACGTGGCCGCCGCCATCGATGTCTTCATCGGGGAAGGCTTGTGCACGGCCGACCTGAAGGCGGCCATCCTCACGACGCCGGTAACGCATATGGAACAGCTCGCGCTGATGGTGAAATATGGAGCAGCATTGAATGGCAACTAAGTATCTCGACCACGGGCTGTATGCGGCCTGGAGCGCTACGCCCGGCTCGACCACGTGCCAGGATGGTGACGGCACGTCCAGCGGCGCCGCCACCATCGCCACGGTATCCATCGACCTGACAGCCTACACGGCAGCGGCCGGCAACACGGTCACGATCGCCGGCGCCGTGCTGACCTGCGTAGCGTCCGGCGCCGTCGGCAACCAGTTCAATGCGGGCAGCGGCTCGACGCTGGCATCGAACCTCGCAACGGCGATCAACCAGACCTCGAACACGAACACGATCACCGTGTCTGGCGCATCGAATCCTCTGCTGGGCTGGACCGCCTGCAAGCTGCAAGACATCCTTTATGCCACGGCCAGCGGCGCGACGCTGACCATCCAGACGCGCGCCGGCTCGGCCGCGTACAACAACACGTCGTTCTTCGCCGTCGTGTCGTCGGGCCTGACCGGCGGCAGCCAGTTGAACGCGCAGTTCTCGGGCGGCGCCGGCGGCGCGTGGGGCTACCTGTTCAATCACCTTGCCGCTTTCGGCCGGTCGGCATGGGGTATCGGACAGTATGGATGCTGGGGCACCAACAAGCCGATCGCCGGCGTGATGGACCTAGGCGACCGCATCAAGGTCCGTTCGGCCAAGACGCTGACATTCGCCGCCAACAGCAACGTTTTGATCACCATGGCGGCCATGGGATCGGCAACCCAGCCGGTTCTGTTCGAGATCGACGACAGTACCGTATGGGCGGACGGCAGCAACCCGGTTTTCAAGATCGCGGCCAGCTGGAGCGGCACCAACTCGAACATCACGCTTGCCGGGGCCAGCACCACGTTCGTCCACGTCCGCGCCAAGAAATACACGAGCGGCCAGCGCAGCCTGGTGATGGAGGCCACGGCCACATCGACCAGCACGGCCGGCTTCGTCATCACCATCGGTAGTATCCCGTACACATGGGAAAACCTGCTGCTGGACGCGCCCGGCAACTCGCTGACGTCCACGGCGGTCAACCAGTTGAAGATGGGTTCGGGCGCCAATGCGCAGGTACGCACGCGCATGATCGGCTGCCGCCAGGTCTGGGCGCGGGACAACAACAGCGCCGGCGGCTATGTCGCATCCGCCATCAACAACAACGCGAATTACAGCATCGAGGCTCACGAGTTCGTCGTGAACGACTGCACGAGCGCCATCAACCCCATTCTCGTTCCCATGGGCGGCGGCAACTACATCGTCGGCCGCTATACGGACTGCAAATTCATCGGCTTCATCAATACCTGCAAACTGGCCTCGGCAACCATCCAGCCGGGCGGCGACCTGTCCTTCCGCAACTGTGATTTCGGATCGATCAAGGACCGCGGCCCCAACATCGCAACGATCGGTTCCAACATCATCTCGACGGACTGCTATACGGCCGAGAGCAAGTATGGTTCCCGTGATTTCTTTGTCGACCGCCGCAATGGCTTCTGCGAGTGGAATTCGGCCAAGGGCTACCCGACCCTGTCGGCTCGCCTGCTCGACGGCACCACGCCATGGGTGATCTACGCCATTCCGGCGACGAGTTCCACCATGCTCAGCAAGGCATCGCCGTTCGAGCTTCCGGCGATCAACAAATACAACACGCTCGCGACCGGCGACCGCACCGTGACGCTGAACCTGGCCATCGAATCCACGCTGTCGTGGACGCTGGGCGACATCAGCTTCATGGTGTCCTACCTGGACAGCACGGGCACGATCCGCTACGTCGATTCGCTGGACCCCAGCAATACCGCGACGCTGACGGCCGACACGACCAGCACATGGTCGAGCGAATCCGGCGGCTACGTAACGTACGGCGGCCAGAACTTCGCCAAGAAGCAATTCAGCGTCTCGTGCGCGGACGTCGCCAACGGCTGCGAAATCTCGATCTATGTGCGCATGCACACGTCCGTGGCGAACACCACGCTGGGCACGTTCATCGATCCGGAAGTGAAGGTCGCGTAATGGCAAACGCGATGTTCCTGAACCTGCGCGGTACGGGCGGCGGCACGATGGAACTGCCGGCCACCAATGGCCGCATGGCGGTCAACCATAACCACGCGCTGGAGCGCCAGTTGCTGCCAACCGATCCCATCGGCAGCATGACGCTGACCCTGACGAACATCGTCCCCGGTTCCACCTATGACGTGGAAGTCCTTTCCACCGGCAACCAGGTCGTCACGCCCGGCACGGCGGCCGGCTCCAGCGTGGTGCTGACGATCCCGGTCTACATATCCGGCAGCGTCAACAATTCCTTGCGCATCAAGGTGCGCAAGGGCAGTTCCTCACCGTATTACCAGCCCTACGAGACGCAGGTAACGGCCGCCGTGGGCAGCCAGTCCCTGTTCATTAACCAGCTCTCCGACGAGTAAGCATGACGATTAACGCAGCCGATTTCCAGATCGATTCTTCTGGCAACATTCGCCGGGCCGCATCTCCGGCCACGACGACGGTCTACCCCGTGCTGGACCTGCACACGTGGCTGCAGGATCTGGCGGACAACCTGACCCAGACCAGCGATGACCTGGTGTCCATCCTGTCCAGCAACCCATCGAAGCTGGACGGCCCGCGCGATGCCGCCGTGGCCTCCCGCTTGAACCTGATTAACGGGTTCAACATCGACGACACCGTCGCCCAGTTCATCAACAAGGGCTCGATCAAGCAGTCGTCCGGCAACACGATGTATGCCGGCATCAAGTCGATCGGCACCATCGTCGCTGGCTCCTCGATCTACGTGGTGCAGAACAATGCCAAGTTGACGAAATACTGGGCGAACGGCCACATCCAGATCATGGTCAAGGCCAAGGATGCGGGCGCGTTCATCGGCGGCGGCACGGCTACCGTGTTCTCTCGCCAGTGGGGCAACACGTTCTCGGCGTTCGACGTCGACCTGACTGCCGGCGGCGAGAACCCGGCCGCTCTTTCGGTCGCCGTGGACAGCGCCATCACCTTGACCCTGTCCAATGCGCTCGCGCTGGGCACGGGCGGCACGCCGAAAGTCGTCATCACGGTCGGCGCGACGACACTGGACCTGGGCAACGGCAACGGCGTCAAGAACTACGACGCCACCATCGCGCTGCAGAACGGGTGCACACTGCAGGAGGCTTACCAGTATTGCCAGGCGATTTGCTCGGAGACGTCGGGCGTGACGATCAACGGCATCGAGGGCTGGCGCTTCCGTGCGCTGGGCAGCTACACGCCGAACGACGCCGCGCCGATGGGCACGTTCTCGGCTGGCAAGTGGATTCTGGCCCGCGGCTGGAAGATCACGGGCGTGCTGCCGGCGGAATCGCAGAACTACCAGCTGACGGCCGCCGACGGCACGACCCAGACGCCGCCGAACATCATCGGCATCACGATCTCGAACCTCGTGGCGGGCGACGCCCTCATCGTCGGCCGCGATACCGGGACCGGCATCAACCAGGCCGAATACACCCTGGCCGGCGCGCACAGCAGCAGCGCCACGACCATCACCGTCAACGAAACCGTGTCGCCCGATACGCCATCGTCCGGCACGATCATCGTCGCCGGCAATGCGTTCGCCTATACCAGCCGGGCCGGCAAGGTATTCACGCTGTCCGGCGCCACGGGCGTATCCCTGTCCAACAATGCGGCGACCTTCGTGCCGTTCCTGTTCAAGACGGCGGGCGCCACGTCGGAATCGGTCACGTTCCTGTATAACTCCGCATTTACCGCGCGCGTCATCGTGCGCAACAACGGCGCCGTCATCCAGCCGTTCGAGTCGACGTTTGCCGTCGGCGCCAGCGGCGGCTCGCTGACCGTGATCCGCACCAGCGACCAGTAAGCCATGACCCTGACCCCCGACTGGAATAACAAGATCATCGATTCGTCCGACAGCATCTCGGACATCGTGGCCTTTCACCAGGCGCTGCGCGTGCTGGAAGCGTCGCCGGTCGGCATGCTCCACCCGCCGATTCATACCTACCGGGCGCTGGACCTCGGCGGCGGCGGCTCGTTCTATACGGTCGACTTCGTCAACAGCTGGCGCCTGCGCTTCCCGACGCCGGGCAACTACAGCATCACCGGTAACATCTCGGCCGAGATCGTGCCGGTGGCCGGCGTGTTCCTGACGCAGACGAAGGCACTGGCGTTCGCCACGACGAGCGCCGGCGGATCGGGCGGCGGAACCGGCAGCGGCCTGACCGTCACACAGGACGCGCTATTGACGGCCCTGGCGCAGATCCACGGCCTGCTGCCTGGCGTGCCGCTCGTGGTCGGGCCGAACCAGCGCGCCGCCGGCACCATCGTGCAGTCCGTCACGGAAAATAACGGCGTGGTCACGGTGGCCCTGCAATGATCGACGCCCGCCAGGTAGCCCTGCAGGGACTGGGCGGCCCGGCGCGCTCGATCGCCCTGCAAGGCATCACCCCCGCAACGCAGGCGCAACCGGCCAAGACGCGCACATTCACGCCCGTCTATTCGCCCGGCGTGCTGCTGTCCAGCTATTATGACGATGTCAACAAGAAATACGATATCCCCGTCGACGTCGACCTGGACGACGAAGACGACATCATCGCAACCATCCTGATCCAACTCGCCTACCATGTCCTTTGATCACTGCCTATCCCTGCTGCAGATGCAGGAAAAAATTCCCGTCGATGACATCCGCGAGGCGGCCGACCAGTACAAAGCCGAGGGCATGGACCCGGCGGCGGCGATGACGCGCGCCGTCGAGGAGCATCTGGACCAGGCGCGTCGCGACCAGGCCAAGCTGATCGCGCACGTGCGCCAGCAGTTCGTCGAGGCCGGCGGCAAGCTGCCCGAGCCGGCCGAGCCCGTGCTGACGTCGTACAGCCGCGATGACATCGTGCAGCGCCAGGACGCCGCGCAGGCTGCAGCGAAGGATGAGCAGGCCGCGCGCGCAGCGCAGGATCGCCAGCGGCGCCAGGAGCAGGACGACAAGGACATCGCGGCGCGCATGGACGCCAGCGCCGAGAATTTCCAGCTTGGCCAGTCGGCGCATGATTCCCTGTCCGGACAGCGCGACATCTTCATGAGTAAGGCAGCCGACGATCTTGGCATCCAGTCGAAGCTGCTGGACCACATGGAAGCGATCGCCGACGAGCGCGGCATGGTGAAGGCCGACCGGCTGGCCGCGTGGGTGCGCGAGCAGGACGCGCCCGGCGCCGCGCCGCTGGCGCACTGGCTCGACGTGATGGGCAACGCCGATGTCGCGCAGTCGTCCGTCGTGAAGTACCTGGAGCATGCCGGCAAAGACCTGTTCTCGCGCTTCGATCCGTCGCGCCGCCGCCTGCTGGCCGCCGCCGCGGCTGCCGCGCTGGCGCCGCGCGAGGCGGGTTCTGGCGTCGAACTGGGCCGCACCAAGGCCATCGATGCCGCCGTGCTGGGTGAAGCCGTCGCGCCGCGCGTCGACCAGATTCTGCGCGATGGCCGCGCCAGCGGAGAAACGGGAGAGAACGGCCTGCCGCTGCTGCGCCACGCGCTGCAGGAAATCAGCATCACGGGCCCGCGTGAAGTGCGCGACCTGGCGCTGCAGACCGAGCGCCTCCTGCCCGTGGACGGCGAGATGCGCCTGACCATCGACGACACGGCCAACGCCCCGGCGAACGGCACCGTCGAGCTGGGCGACCTGCCGCACATGCGCCTGTACACGGCCGACGGGCGCACGGGCCTGACGTATGAGACGGTGCTGCACGAGGCCATGCACGTCGCCGTGGCCGCGCGCTACCACTCCCTGGCGCGTGCCGCCGAGGAAGGCCACGAGGCGCTGGGCCTGTCGGCGCCGGCCGCTGCGCGCGCGATCGCGCAGCTGCACGACGTATGGAACGAATTCCGCGAGGCCGCGGGCGGCAAGCTGGTCAATGCTGACCTGGATATGTCCGTGTCCGAAGCACGCCGCAGCGTCGACGAATTCTTCGTGCGCACGCTGACCGATCCCGTGCTGCAGCAGTACATGGCCGGCAAGCGCTACGAAGGTCGCACGCTGTGGGGGCGTTTTAAAGACTGGGTCAAGACGAACCTGTTCGGCATGGAAAAGGGCGGCGTAGCGCCGTCGTGGCTCGATGCCGCGCTGGCCGCATCGCACGACGTCGTCGACGCCATGCGTGGTGATCCTGCGCGCTTCGATGGTGAAGGCGCCGGCAGGATGGACAGTCGGCGCGCCGAGCCCGACCCCGAGGAAGAAGCAGCGGCCAGCCAGCAGGAAGCCGAGGCCCGCAAGGGCGCGCTGGCCCGGCTGATCCACACGCCGAAATCGATGCTGCAGTCGGCCGCGTTCCATGTGCGCATGCTGGCCGTGCCGATGGAGGCCGGCGACGTCAAGGCAATGGCGATGGCCAAGGACTTCGCGAACCAGAACCGGCGCGCAAGCGCACAGTGGAAGGCGTTCGACAAGGTGCTGCGCACGCACTACACCGACGAGCAACTGGAAAAGATGTGGACCGCTGCCGACCAAGAAAACGATCTTCGGCGCGAGGGCCGCACGTCGGACACGCTGGGCCTGGCGTCGCTGACGGCCGGCGAGCGCAAGACGGTCGAGCTGCTGCATGCCTACGGGCAGGAACTGTGGAGGAAGGCGCAGGCGGCCGGCATGGTCGAGGGTGACGGCGTCGCGTTCTGGACGCCGCGCGTGGCCGCGCGCATCGCCGAGGACGGCAGCGCCGAGTCGATCCGGTCGGCGTTCGGCGAGTTCTCCAAGGATGCGAAGAACCTGAAAACGAGCGCGTCGAGCCTCAAGAAGCGCCAGCACAAGACGACCGAAGAATCCGAGGCCGCGCTGAAGACGAAGCTGGGCGAAGATGCTGCCTACGTGAAAAACATTCGCGTCATGCCGCTGGCGATGGCGCAGCTGGAACGCGCGATCGCCGGCCGCACGCTGGTGAACCAGATCAAGGCGCACGGCAAGCTGGCGGGCGAAGACCTGGTCAGCACTGAGGCCGGGCCTGCGTTCGTGACGTTCGACCATCCCGCGCTGAAGCAGTGGCGCCCGCGCATGGACTGGCAGCCGGCCGACATGGGCATCGTGGCGTCGCGCGGCTACGACGTGCGCGCCGATGGCGTCTACCGTGACGGCGAGCGCCTGGCCAGCTACCGTATCAAGGATGGCGCCGTGCAGAAGCTGCAGCCGCTGGAAGACGGCAACGGCAAGCCGATCATGGAATCGTCGCCGCTGTACATCCGCAAGGATTTCGCGGGCCCGCTCAAGGCCGTTTTCACGGGCGAGCAGAATGCGATCTACCGCGGCCTCATGAACCTGAAAGGCGCCGTTACCAGCGTCATCATGCTGTCGCCGCTGACGCACAACCTCGTCATCTGGGGAAAGGCCATGCCGACGATGATTTCGACCATGGGATGGAAGAACAACCTGAAGAATTCGTTCTTCGGCATTCACGGCTACGTGGTCGGCAACCGCGCGCGCCAGGACCACGCGCTGATGAACGAGCTTGTCGAGGCCGGGCTGGTGCCCGTGTCCGGGCGCGGCATGACGGAAGACGCCGCCGCGATCGCCAACGGCATCGAGCCGGGCCGGTCGCTGACGGCGAAGGCCATCGGCGCCGTGTTCGACGTGGCCAGCCCGAAGGCGGGCGACGCCGCGCGCCGCGCCGTCGATGCGGCCGGCGAGTTCTGGCACGAAAAACTGCTGTGGGACCGCGTGGCCGACCTACAGGCCGGCATGGCGGTCATGATGCGCACGTCGCTGATGGACAAGGGCGTCGACCAGTACACGGCCAACCGCATCGCCACGCATTTCGCGAACCGCTACGCCGGCATGATCCCGCACGAAGCCATGAGCGAAGGAGCGCACATGCTGCTGAACCTTTCGCTGTTTTCGAAGTCGTTCACGATGACGAACCTCGGCGCCTACAAGGACGTGCTGGCCGGGCTGCCGAAAGACGTGCGCGCGCAGATCCAGACGCGCACGTTCGAGATGCAGCGCGCGCTCGGCAAGAACGAAGACGAGGCGAACCAGGCCGCCGGCCGCGCGCTGTCGGAAGCGCAGAAGATCGCGCGCAAGAAGGCGCTGGCCGTTCTGGTGCTGGACATCGGCGCCATGACGACGGCCGCGTCGCTGGCGCAGGCGCTGTGGCAGGGACAGACCGGGCAGCAGATCGCCGACGACCTGAAGGAGCGCCTGGCAAAGCTGGGGCTGCATTTCAAAGACGATCCGCTGGCCGTGCTGATACACCCGCTCGACTCGCTCGGCAGCCTGTCGCAGACAGCCGACAACCCGCACGGGAAAGAAGACCGCGTGCGCGTGGGCGAGGACGAGCAGGGCAACAGCTACTACATGCGCCTGCCGGTCGGCAAGGTCGGCGAGGAGATCAAGCAGTACGGCAACCTCGTCACTGGCATGCACCTGGCGCACAACAAGATGTCGACCTTCATGCGCCCGATCGCTGACCTGACAGCGAACGAGGATTTCACCGGCAAGCGCATCATCAATCCGGACGACAACATCGTGAAGCAGGCGGCCGCGTTTGCCGCCTACTGGGTGAAATCGCAGATGCCGATGGAAGAAATGAAGTCGGCCGCGCACCTGGCCACCGGCACGGCCGACCACATGGACAAGCTGAAGTTGCTGGGCATGGCGACGGGCCTGTCCGTGAGCAAGCTGGCCGGCGGCGATGAGGTGGCAGAGATGCGTTATCAGAACCGCGAGCAACAGGCGAAGCTGCGCGACGTGCTGCCGGATGCGCGCGAGGCCGTGCGCCGCGGCGACGTCGACAAGGCACAGCAGATCCTGGAGGATGCCGGCCAGACGCCGAAGGAGGCAATGCGCATCCTGAGCCAGATCGACAACCCGGACCGCATCAGCCAGTCGCAGCGCCGCAAGTTCTACCAGCATGCTACCGACGAGGAACGCGAGCGCATCGAGCGCATGCGCGCCCGCGCCGGGCAGTAAAAGGAAAGGCCCGATACCGCCATGCCGATATCGGGCCTTTGTCTTGTGGTGGCCGGTGCTAATCTCCGGCTTTGGCCTGAACTACGCCCCCGTTGGGACCGACGCGGGCCGACTCCGCGCGACCTCCCTGCATGTGCAGGGCATTCTGTTTTTTGTCGGCGACCACGCTTTGCACACTTCGCTGCGCATCAGCACTGCGCATTCACCACATGGAAGCGATCCTGTTTGCCACGACGGCTTATAGCTTTCGCAGCGCGGGCCTTACGTTTTACAGTCGCTTTCATGTAGTTCCTGGCTGTTTCGCAATCCCCGCCCGCCAGGACTCGGGGCACCACGCAGGCACCTAGTCTGCCGTGCTATCGGTCTTTCTGTCAAGCATTGTTCGGATTACCCGCTGCGCCGGTTCGCGCCATACAACGCCCCGATCTGATCCGAATGCAAACAGGTACTCGATAAAATTGTTCGCCTGCGAGCGCGAAAACCGCCGCGTCTGCGCGCCCAGCGCGACGATTTCTTCATCTAGCCCCTCGACCAGTTCGACCTGGTCCGGAAACGGATCGGGCTCGCCCTGGCCTTTCGCATCCATCTTCATCACGTTCACGAACGCCTCGACCAGAAGGCGCTTCCAGCTGCGCGCCGTGTACTTGCGGCCGTTGAATTTACACTGCTGCGCGATGTCGCCGATCATCGCGTGGTAGCGCTTTTCCATCGGCCGCGACTTCCCGGCCGCTTCGACGATGATCGTCGTGCCGACGGAATTGGTGCTGATGATGTCCGTCATCAGCTTGATCAGTCCCTGGCGAGAGTTTTCCGTGATCAGGAATTCGCGGCGTTTCATCATGATGTTCCTCTGGGGCCGGCACCGACCGCGATAATGTAGGTTCCATCTCCACGGTCAACAATCGCACATGGAACACGCGTTACCATGCGAACCTTAAAGCCATCGAGAAATTCAAGGTCCATCGGAACGCCAGCCGCGCGCAGCAACCACATCCTTTCTGCTGGTGTTAGGTCTGCCGCCTTCGTGCCGACAACAGGTTTAGCAAACATGCTGGCATGAACATCAGCGATTGGATCGCCATCAAATCCATTTGTTGGAAGAAGCTTGTCGTAATCGTTCATGCTTCGTCACCCTGCCGGCTTGCCGCCATTGCCGCATCGATGGCTTCGCGCAGGGTCTTTTCCTGTGCCAGCGGTGCCCATACGTCGCTGATGCGCCAGTCTCCGGTACTTTCAAACCGGTACGTTTGCGCGTGGTTCTGTTCCAGCCAATCCAGCCGGGCCGCATCCGTTGCGTCTGCCGCGCTGGTGGCGCCGTAGGTGTACTCCTGCCCGCCGCCTTTCAGTAAGAAGTCATGCACGGCGTATGCGTCCTCGCGCTGGTTGAACTTTAGGACGATGGTCCGTCCTTCGCCGCCGTTGCTTTCCAATGTGACGAAAGCCTTGCTCAGTTCAGCCAGCAGCCCGCCCGCACTGGCAGCGTCAGCTTTCCCCGTCGCGCTGGTGGCGAGCGAGTGGCGCGGGGCGAGAGCTGCTAACAGGACGCTGGCGCGCTGGTTAACCCATTCGTCCGACTTTGCGATTTCAGCGCCGCGAGACAGTTCCTCAAGCGCGGCCAGAACTTCGACCAAGGGGCGTACTTCGCCCTCGCCCGCAGTGGTTCTTCTTTCGGCATCTCGGGTAGCAGCATCAAAATCGGGCCAATTTGCCTTCAGATAGCCCGCGTCCTCGGTGTTCCACGCTTTCAGGAACGACACGGCAGCGTCATCGTTTTCGTTCTCGGCCAGTTCCAGCGCGAACTTGATGGCCTGCGCCCCCGTCGCGTCGGAAGGCGAGACAGCGGCAGAGGCGGCGTAGACCGGGATGGTTGCGCCCGCTATCTCGTCCGCGTTCGGCCAGATGTTCGACGGCATGCCGATGCGGTGTGCTTTCAATTCAGCCAGCGCGTGCGGGGTCAGGTAGCCGAGCGGCGCTGCGTCCTGCTGTGCATGCGCCGCCTCAGGTGCAGCCAAGATGGCGCGTGCGCGGTCAGGCATGTCGGCGGACAGGTAGCCCTCGCTGATCTGGCGAACAAGCGCCCACATCTCCGCAGTCGGGGCCGGCGCATGGCACACAGGCGCGGGAGCGGTAGCACGACCCAGCGCATCAATCGCGGCGGCTGTCACGTTCTCGATGATGTTGTCGTCCTCGTCGGCCGGTGAAAAATCATCCTCACTCATCGTACCAACGCTCCAAGCGCTCCACACGCGGCCACAGTAATAAAGGCCCGTCAGCGCACCAGCAACCGCGTCACGCATGCGCTGGCGTGTTTCCTCGTCGGCCGCCACCACTGGTGCATCAGCTTGGTCGATAGCGGGCGATACCTGTCCGATAGGGTGGGCGGCACGGGCTTTCCATGCTTCCCACGCCATATCGGTAGTCACGCGAACATAACCTTCTTTGTATCGATCAAGATCCGCAACCATGAACGGCGCATTTTCTCGGCTGGCCCATGCTTCAAACATCTGCCGCTCATCCGCTGCCGGTGCATCTGCTGCAGCCCGGCGAGCGAGGGCGATCAGGGCGAGCGCTTCATCAGCGGAAAGCGACAAGCCGCCGTTGAAGCGGTTGCGCGCCAGTGCTTCCAGATTGTCCAGGTCGATGCCTGCCGGTGCGTGATTGGTGGTGTTGGTCATGCTGCTTGCTCCATGAATAGTTGTTGTTGTGCGGGAGTTGCTACCTGAATGAGTTCGCCGGCATCAAGCTGCGCAAAGCGGCTCCATTGCTGTGCCATTGCCTCTGCCATGCCGGGGAACGAGCGGCTACGCTCGCGCCAGCGGTCGGGTCCCGGCGATGCCAGATGCACTGCCGACCATTCCTTATGCTCCTGCGTGCCTTTCTTCGGCGGCGTCAGGCGGTTGGTGGCGACCAAATGCGGCAGGCCTTCCAGCTCAAACCCGGTGGCCTTAAAGAATGGATCACCGAACCACCACGGCTGAACAACCTGGCGCGGGCCGGGCTGGATCAGGGCGCGCGCATGGCAGTGCATGATCGGGTTTTCGATGGCTTTGCCCTTGCGCATCTTCGCCCGCTTGAAAAGCTTGTAGAACTCGGCACCCTTGTGCAGCTCGTCCCACATGAATTCCAGGCGCTCCTTCTCAGTCATCTTTTCGTAGGCGGCGACCACCTCGGCTGGGTACTGCCACGGCGCCAGTTTCTTTGGCGGCTTGTCCAGCCAGCGCACGCCGGCATTCGTCAGCCGGGTACAGGTCGGGTGGAAAATTCCAATGTCCCAGTCCCCGTCGAGTACATCGCGCACATCCCCCTGGTAGTGCGGGCCGGGGCGCTCGGTTGGCAGGAGGTCGCAGCTCATTGCCATCACGCCGGCACGGATGAGCGCATCCCGCACAATGCCCGACGACTCGCAGCCGACAAGCGCGGTCAGTGGCTTACGCATCGCCGCTCCCACGTTGGCCGTTCTCATTGCTGGCGGCCTGGACCTTTTCAACCAGCACCGGGATCGGGGAACCCATCCCGACCAACCTTTCCATTGCCCGGCTCACCGTCTGCAACTGCTGCAGGGCGTGGTAGGCCAGCATGGAATACGTATCCTCGGCAGACAGGCCGCCAATGCGCGCAGTCATCATCACTTGGCGCGCGACAGGAATAATCTGCTGCGCTTTCTCGATTGCCGCGCGCATCTCGGCCGGCGTGGTTGCCACATCCAGCGGCGCGAATACATCAGCTTGCATCCAGTTCATTTTCTTCATCTCCAGTAATTTCCAGTTGGCGCGGATCGGATTTGACGGCCACGTAGACGACGTGGTCGCGTTCGCAATTCGGCAGTTCGGCAAGCGCTGCCAGTTCGGCGACGCGGTTGCACACGCGCGCCCACTGGCCATCAAACAGGCAGCCGCGGCATGATTTACGCGCCGGCGCGGCCGTGAACCGCATCTTGTCCGGCTCCATGTCGACCTCGGCACGCGGGCCGCGCCATTTCTCGATGCTGACATATCGGGTCATGGCAGCGCATCAGCCGACGGCATCGGGCCCAGCGATGCGAACCAGGATGACGGGCCTGCCGCGCGCGCCGCCTCGATCGTTTGATACGTCAGTTCGCGCGAGCGGCCCGGCATCGCGTTGCCCTCGATCGGCCCGCGCTTGCCCGGCGCGCGTCCTTCCTCGATGCAGCGCTGGCGATACGCTTCCTGGTGCTCGGCCTGCGAGCGGCCGCGCGGCCGCGGCGGGCTCTCGCCCTGCCCCTTGACCCAGACAGGAACACAGCCAGGATACGGCGTCCAGCCGACGATGTGCGCGCGCTGGTTCATCTCCAGCCGCGCCAGATGGTCGCGCACGCGCGGCAGCGACATCTTCGTGATGCGCGCGATGTGCTCGGGCGTCCAGCTGCGCCGGCGAATCGCTTCCTGCAGGTCGACCGCGGCCGGATCTTGCAGCGTATTGAACACGTCTTCGATTCTGCTTTTACTCATTTTCCAATTCCTTCCAGTGGCGTGAGCCACGTCACAGGGTTGATGCGAGATGCCTTTGCGCGCTCATCGGCCAGCGCCAGCGCCACCTGGCCGGCATACCGCTCATCGAAACTGTTCCCCTTCTTCGCGTTCTTGATCGCGCGGGTGATGCGCTTTCTGTGCGTGCGGCTGTATTCCTTCGACGGTCGGCGATCAGGCTCCTCGGCATGCTCGCCAGGCCCGATGATCCAGACCGGTGCGGCGCGGCCCGTGGTCTGGTTCCAGTGCGCAATGTGCGCCTTGCCCTCCTCGTGCAGAATTCTCAGGTAGCGACACACCGATGCGCTGCACATGCCTGTCTTTTTCATCAAGTCGGCCTTCGTTCCGATGGCGCCGCGCTTCCACTTCGGCAGATCGAAAATACTGGCGTTCGGCAGCACGGCCAGAACCTCGTCTTTCCTGCTTGGCGGCGGCATTACGCACCTATTCCCAGCGGTGCAGCCCAGGCCTGGCCCTTGCGCCGCGCATAGTTCTTGCGGTGCGTATGGCGCCTGTATTCCGCCAGTTTTTTCTTGCTGGGCTTGGGCGCATGCCGGCCGGCGCCGGCGACCCAAACCGGGCGGAACGATGCCCCTGTCACCGTCGGCGGATCGTAGTAGCCGATCCGCGCGCGCCCGGCTTCATGTAGGCGCTTCAGCACTGAGGCAATGCTATTGAGTGTCATGCCCGTTTTCTCCGACAGAATCTTCTGGCGCGCTGGCAAAAGCTCCTCGACCATGTCCATGTTTTGCAACTGCACCCGCACGCTCGGGTTTGCGCGGCGCCACTTCTCATAACAGTTGATGCACATGCCTCGCCCGCGGACGGGCCGACTGCACCCGTCCACCTTGCACATGCGAGGCGCCACCACAGCGGCGCCGGCCATCACGTCAGGCTCTCCACGATGATGCTGTTCAGGTGCGCATGGTCCAGGTCCAGCAGCCAGGTGGCGATCGCCGCGCGCGTGGCGCCGAAGTGGTCGACCAGAACGGCGATGATGTCGTCGTCGCTGGGCGGCGTCTCAATCGACGGCTTGACGTTGTACGGCACCGGCTGGCGGTAGATGACCGTTTCCGGCTGCGCGTGCACGTCGTCCTGGTCAACGTACTGCGCGGCCGGCTCGCCGCTGTCGGAAACCGACATGGAGGCAATGCCCATGCCGGTCGTCACAGCATCCTCGACAACACGTTCAAACGCATATGCGCGGCCGAACAGTGGATCAGGAACTTCGACCAGGCGCATCGGAACGCGCTCGGCCATGATGCGCGCGTCCTCGGCCAGCGCTTCCTCGTGCGCCAGAGGCAGTTCGAGCGCCAGCGCGGCCTGGTACTTGGTCGTCAGGCTGTTGACGGCCATGTCCTTCGCCATCTGCGCCATGCTGGCCATGCCGCCGAACCAGTTCAGGTCCAGCTCCAGCTTCTTCGCGAATTCCAGGTTGTCCTGCAGCGCGCGCGCGTCGCCTTCGCGCATACCGATCTGCTGGATGCGCTGCAGTTCCTGCATGATGCGCTGGTTCTTTTCCTGCTCGGCCTGCATCTGCCTCATGCGCTCGGCCTGCTCGGCTGCCGCCTGTTCGGCCTGGCGCTGCTGCTCGGCGGCGGCGCGGTCGCGCTCGGCCTGCTCGGCGCGCAGGCGCTCCAGCTCGGCGCGCTCGGCGGCCACCTGGCGGTTGTAGGCTTCACGGTCCAGCGCCCGCTGATGCAGTGCGCGCAGTTCGTCGACGGCCGTGTTCAGCGCGTTGACAGCGTCGTCCAGGTGCTCGTCGTACATGGCCGGGTCCAGGCGCTGCGTGACCAGCTCCTCGACCTTCGCCGCCAGCGTCTCGGAATCGGCGCCGGCCAGCTGCGCCGACAGGTTGCGGATGTGCGCGATGCGTCCTTCGATGGCCTCGATGCGGGCCCGCTCGGCGGCGATCTTGCGCTGCTTTTCTTCCTCGATGCGCGCTTCCTCGTCCTCGATCGCGCGGGCGTGCTTCGCCTCCTCGGCCTTCGCTGCGTCTGCCAACTTGTTGTAGTGCTCCAGGATCAGCTTGCCGGACTGGTCGATCGGGCGCTTCGCTTCCGTTTTCGCCTTGTCGGCCGTCGTGCGAACCTTGACGAAGCCGGCGCGCAGTTCCTTCGCCTTGGCCATGCCTTCCTTCGTCGTGATGTCGTATTTCACGCGGCTGGCGCTCCGCTTCAGGGCTGACAACTGGTCTTCGAACGGCTTGAACAGCTCGACGGCGTACTGCGTCGGGTTCAGCACTACCAGCGCCGGATCGGCCTTTTTTACTTCGGCGACGACGCCGTCGATGATGGTGTCGTCGGCTGCTGTGGTGTTCGTGGTCGTGTTCATCTTGTTGTTCCCCTCAATTCGTGGTTTGGATGTCATTCAGTGCTACGTTCACTTCGGCCAGGAAGCGTTTGACTTCTTGCTCCAGGCACCTGATAGCCGACTTGTCGGCGCGGACCTGCTGGATATAAAGGTCATGCGGCGCCCGGAAGGCAGGATCGAACGACAGGAAGTCGACCCAGTCCCACTCGAACACCCAGCACTCGCCCTGCGTTTGCCAGTAGTGCGCATCGGGCACGCCCAGCGCCAGCGTGCGGGCGTGGATGCCCGAGTTGTACGGCGACTTGATCTCGATGCCGCCCGGCTGGCCGATCACGATCCCGTCACCGGACGCCCCCACCCATTTGATGCGGCTGTGCACGGCGAACCCGACCTGGCGCACCAGGTTGCCAGTGCGCTGCTGGTAGATCTGGCGGGCCATGTCTTCGGCCTCGTGGCCCCAGTCCTTGGCGATGCCGCCCGAGTCGCGCAGTGGGCCGCCGGTCAGCCGCTCGCCGACCAGTTCCCACATATACGCCTCGCGCGCGCCCTTGCCGGCCATGATGTCGGCGAATCGGCTGGAGGTGGCGAATCCGGCGCGCGCGGCGTGCCACTCGGGCGATCCTTGGATGCAATCAATGAAGCGCGGCATTATTTCCCCGCCTGCTGTGCGGCTGCCGCATTGGCGCGCGCGGTCAGGTCTTCCAGCTTCGGCGTCAGTTGGGCTCGCTCCAGTTCCGTACGGCCGCGCCAGAACGCGCCGAAAGAGCTATGTCCGCCATCAGCTGCTTTTCTTGCGGCGTCGACGAGTTCTTCGCTGGGCGGCGGCACGTCTTTCCCCTTGCCTGCGGCGACCTGCTGCGGCTTCGGCCGGCGGATGTCCTGCGCCATGCTGCGCAGTTCGGCGCGCTCGCCCTGCGTCGGGCCTGCGCCGGCGCCGTCATCATCTTCGCCATCCTGTACGGCCATGCCAGTGATCGCCAGCAGCGTGTAGCGTTCCAGGTACTTTACGGCCGAGCCGATCGCCTGGATTGGATTCTTGCCGCCGGACTGGTCGATGCCGGACGTTAGCGTCGTATGCTCCTGGTGGCCCAGCTCGTGCGTCAGCGTGCAGGTGACGCTGACGATGCCGCTGCCCTGCTGCGTGGTCCAACTGTGGCTGATGCCGACCTTGGCCAGCTCCTCGACGATGGCGCCGCACACGGCGGCCAGATCGGCATAGGCGTAGCTGTAACCGGCCTTGCCGTCGCGCCCCGTCACGCTGGCCGTCTTGTTCTTGACGACGGCAGGCGGGTTCTGCTTGAACGTCGTCATCGCCTGCACGTACGCCTGGCGGGCCTCGCTGGCTTCCATGCGTTCCTTCAGGGTGATGAGGCGGTCCAGTTCCTCGATGCTGGCGCCGCGGGCGACGGCCTGTTGCAGCAGTTGCATGCCGGCGCTGACCTGTGGAACAACCTGCTGAACCGCTGGGGGCGTGCCCGGCAGAACGTTCTGCGGAATTACAGGCGGGGTGCCTGGCAATACCTGCACTTCTTGCGCCGGCGTGGCCGTGCGATCCGCCGCACGTCGGCGCGGCGCTTTCGTTGTGGTTTCCATAATTACCTTTCTTACCGGAGACTCTGCCCGGCCTGTTGATAGGAGACGCCATCATAGCCGCGCCTTTTGCACAATGCAACAAGTTTTTGATCTTTGTTTTTGTCGTACAGTGCAAATTTCTATGTTACGATTCGGGCTCGAACAACACAGGGGAACCCTATGAAGCAGAAAGCAATCAAGGCGGCGCCGTCGCCGGAACCGATCGACTACCTGGCCATGGTGCGCGAGAAACTAAATACCGTGCCGCGCTCGGATTTCATGCGCATCGCCGTCGACGCCAAACTGGCCTTCCGCACCATCTACTCGATGCTCGACGAAAACCGCGACCCGCGCTACAGCACTGTCATGACGCTGTATCGCACGCTGTTCCGCGCGCCGACCGCCGACCGCCGCAAGCGCCCGTGAAATCCTCCAGCGGCCATACCTGCGCCACCTGCACAGCTTTCCCGCTGAAGGACGCCGCTGACGGCGACGGCCGGGCGGTCTGCCAGTGGTTCGGGAAGTCGCGGGAATGGAATGAAGCGTTCTGCGTGCTCTACGAGCGCGACCGGCGCGACCTGCGCACGCGCGGGAAGCTGATCGAACAAATTATCGAGAAAGAAAAAATGAACAACGTGAAACAACGGCCGAAGGCCGGGGAGATCTGGAAGACGGCGCGCGGCTACCGCGTGCGCATTCTGGTCGGCGCCAGCAAGGAAATCATCGAAACCGCGTACCTGGACGGCCGCGTCGACGGCCATATGGGCGCGAATTTCGATGCCGACACGTTCCACGCCGTGCGCGGCGATGATGATCTGGTAGGCCGGGCATGAAAAGGGGCGGCCCGCTCAAGCGGAAAACCGCCCTCAAGGCCGGCACGAAGACGCTGGCCCGTACGGAGTTCAAGCGCAAGACCCCGATGCCGCGCGGCGACGGGCAACTGGCCCGGCTGGCGGCACCGCTGAAGACGTCGACGAAGAAGAAGTCGAGCCGCGGCCTCAAGGGCCGGGCGCCGACGGCAGCCGAACAGCGCTTCATGGCGCTAGCCGGCGCGCAGCCGTGCATGGCCTGCGAGATCGACGGCTGGAGAAATCACGTCGTCAGCCTGCACCACATCGACGGCCGTACGAAGCCGGGCGCGCACTTCCAGGTCTTGCCACTGTGCCCGCCACATCACCAGCAGGACGACACCGACCCCATGCAGCGCGTGAGCCTGCACGGCCGCAAGGCCACGTTCACGGCCCGCTACGGCACCGAGGCCGAGCTGCTGGCGCGCCTGCATGCGCGGCTCGGGTTCGTCATGCCTGCCAGCCCCTGCAATTGTTGAATATTTCTTATCATTAAAAGCATTGCTTTCACGAGATTGCGCAGTGTATTATGCTGCCATACATAAACAACCAAGGAGTGATCTTCATGGGCAGTATCAGCGACGCAAAATTGCGCGGCATGAATAAGAAGCCGGGCCAGGCGACCCGCTACCCGGTCCCGCAACTGTTCGTCGAATGGCTCGATGGCGGACTGGGCCGCGGGCAGTATTTCGGCAAGGTCGACCCCCTGCTGCCACCGGTCCTGATCTCGAAGATGAAAGCGGGCATCGCGCCCATCACGTTCGAGTACGCCGTGCGCCTGGAGCGCGCGCAGAAGCCGAGCCGGGAGCCGTTCAAGGCGATCGACATCATGACGTTCTCGCAGGACCAGGAGCTTTACCGATACGTCACCGGGCAGGAACCCGCGCCCGCGCCCGTGGTCAAGACCGTCCGCCCGAGCCTGGCAACCAACGACATCGCGCGCGCAACTGGAGCCTGATTTATGGCTGGCGACTGGATCAAGATGCGTGTCGGCCTGATCGCGCATCCCAGGGTAAGGGCAATCGCCGAGTCATTGCTGAACCAGGAATGTTTTTTGTCGTGGGCAGGGATGACCGTGATGGGAACAGACCGTAACGCCCTGTTGCGCGTAACGCGTTACGTTACCGTTACGTCACTGTTACGTTTCTGGGGTTACGCCAATGAGCACGCGAAGGGTGAATTTATCGGCGGAGTGTGGCCGGAAGACATCGACGAAGTGACGGGCGTACCGGGTTTCGGTAACGCGATCGAGTCGGCAGGATGGGTTGCATTCGACCGGAAAAATGGTGGCCTGACGATGCCGAATTTTGAGGAACATAACGTCTCTGCCATAGAGCGCAGCAGCAGTTCTGCGGAGCGCCAGCGACGCTATCGCGAGCGCCAAAAAGCGAAGCAGGGATCAGGGAAAAGTGACGATTCCGATACGCGTAACGGTGACGTAACGAGTGACGTAACGGGTGACGGTAGAGAAGAGAAGAGAAGAGAAGAGAAGAAAGGTAAACCAAAACAAGGGCAAAAGCCTTCGGCTTTGCCCGATTGGTTGCCCCCGGATGCATGGGCCGATTACCTGGAGATGCGCAAGAAGATCAAGAAGCCGCCGACCGAGCGTGCGCTGGAGTTGGTGCTGATGTCGCTGGAGACGCTGCGCAACAACGGGCACGACGTCCGGGCCGTGCTGGACCAGTCGATCCTGAAAAACTGGATCGACGTCTACCCGGTGCGCGAGGAGCGCCGCAGCGGGCAAAGGCTGGGCCCGGAATACCGCGGGCAAGGAGGGCAGCAGGGCGACATCTACGCGCATAACCGGGCCGTAGTCGATCAGATGATGGCAGAGGAGCAAGGACATGAAAATCTCGGAGAAGGCTGATTTCCTGAAGCTGGTGGGCGACGTCCATGGCTTCTATGGCAAACCGTTCAATCCGTTCTCGGGGGCGGTCTGGTGGGAGTCGCTGAAGGCGTACGACTTCGCGGCCGTCAGCCAGGCGTTCTCCCGGCATGCGGTCAATCCGGACAGCGGCCAGTTCTGCCCGAAGCCGGCCGACGTCGTGCGCATGATCGGCGGCACGAGCGCGGATGCCGCGCTGCTGGCCTGGTCGAAGGTCGAGCGCGCGATTCGTTCGGTCGGCCAGTACCAGAGCGTTGTCTTCGACGATCCGCTGATCCACCGCGTGGCCGAGGATATGGGCGGCTGGGTGAAGCTGTGCAGCTGCCCGAGCGAGGATGATTTCGTGTTCGTCGCGAAAGAGTTCCAGAACCGTTACCGCGGCTTCTCGATGCGCAACGAGCGCCCACCGTACCCGCCGGCCCTCGTCGGGCTAGCGCAGTCCAGCAACACGCAGCGGTTCGGCGCCAGTGTGCCGCAGCTGCTGATGATCGGCGATCCGGTCCGCTGCCAGGCCGTATTCAAGGGCGGCAACGCGGATAGCAAGATCGGGCTGGCCTTGCTGGATCTGGGCGCCGACTCGATGCGCCAGCTGGGCCACAGCCCGGCGCAGAAATAACGATTTTTCAACCACGAAGGAGAGCACCACATGCAGGACCAACCCATCAAATTCGCACTGCCCAACGGCGGTTTCATCGTGCGCGAGGAAGCGCCTGCTGGCCAACTGCCGCCGGCGTTCGTGGCCGAGCTGGCGCGCGCCGACGCCGTGCTGGTGATCGGCAGCAGCGAAACGAAGGCGCTGTCGATGCGCCCGATCATCGCTAACGAGTACCAGCCCGATCAGGTCGCATCGCACGCGCTGGTGGCCGCCATCCTGGCCGACTTCGATAACCTGGTGCGCGCCGTGAAGGGCGAGCCGACGGACGCCCAGCGCTTCAATGCCCTGCGCGAATTCGCGCTGATGCCGCAAACGGACCGCGAGCGCTTCGAGCGCGTCAACCGCATGATGCAGCAGTACGAAGAAGACAACCAGCAGGCCGGCGAGAGCCCGACGCAGGCCGAGTTCGAGCGCTACGCCGATTTCCTCGTGCATGCGCTGATCGAGACGGCGCCGCTGGCCGCCGAGCAGCAACAGGCCACGCACTGATCGCCATGCTCGATTTCTATGCTACCCGGCACGTCACCGAGCGCGTAAGCGAATCCGTCACCGTGCACGAGCACCGTGCGCCGACTGACGAATCCGTGCGCCTGCTGGCCGAGATGGAGAAGGCCGCGCGCGACAAGGTCGTGCAGGCGATCCGCCTGGAGAACTGCCCCATCGACTGCGTCGTGCACACCAGTCGCGATCACATGTCGGGCGACAGCCAATTTTGCGCGTTCATCAAGATCAACGGCCAGCGCATCGAGGTGCGCAAATCGTTCTCGATGACGACCGAGCCCAAGGACATGGTCGACGGTCTGCTGCAGGCTGTCGCCGAGCGCATCGCCGCTGTCCTGCTGGGCCCGGCCTTCAACAAACTGGCGCCGCACCTGCGCGGCGTCATCTGACCGCAACCACAACGAAAGGGATGCACATGCAACAGCGTTACATTGGAACTAAGATCATCACTGCCGAGCCCATGACTCGTGCCGCCTATAACGCTTTCCGCGGCTGGACGCTGCCGGCCGACGAGAACGGCGCGGACGACGGTTACCTGGTCGAGTACCAGGACGGCGGCAAGCCGAATGTGCCGGGTCGCGCCGGCTACGTCAGCTGGTCACCGAAGGAGCAGTTCGACAACGCATATCGGCCGTGCGCTGCCATGACGTTCGGCCTCGCGCTTGAGGCGCTGAAGCGCGGCGACCGCGTCGCTCGCGCCGGCTGGAACGGCAAGGGCATGTTCGTGTACCTGGTGCCCGCCAACAGCTACCCCGCACAGACCGGCGCCGCGAAGGCCTTCTTCGGCGAGGGCGGCATGGTCCCGTACAACGCCTACCTCGCGCTCAAGGGCGCCGACGACACCGTGAGCACCTGGGCGCCGAGCGGCAGCGATGCGCTGGCCGAGGACTGGCTGATCGTCGAATAACCACCACCCCGCCCGGCCAGTCCGGGCGCACAACAACAACGAGAGCACGACATGAAACTGCAAATCGAATTCAAAGACCCCGATGCGATCTACGACATCATCAACGCGAAGCACCCGCGCCCCGATGACGAAGGCGACGACACGCCGAACAAGCAGCAGGCCCGCGAGGACTTCAGCGAGCAATATTTCGAGTATGGCGACTACGGGCGACTGGAAATCGACACCGACACGATGACGGCTCGCCTGCTGCCGCGCAGCGAATGGAAGAAGTAAGCCGATAACCACAACAGGCGCGCCAGCGAGCGCGCCATCTGAAACGAAAGGACTGGAGACATGAAGCTGTACACCCCGACCGAGCGCGTGCAGGCCGCACGCATCACGAAACTGGAGCCGCTGACCGAGCAGCACGGCGGAGGATGGGAAATCACCCTGGAGGACGGCAGCCAGGTCTATGAGCCGTATGCGGCATTCCAGCACGCGAAGCCGGGCGACATCTACATCCGCCCGGTGGCGTCCGAATTCACGCCGCTGCCCAAGGGCTACCATCTGCCGGCGCTCGCGTTCGCGAATATGTTCCGCGAGGCGCTGCCGGCGCTGGCGCCGGACCGCGTGCCGGCCGAGCGCATCGATGCCATGGTGGCCAGCCTGTCCGTGCAGTGCCAGCGCTTCCCAGGCACAACCAGCACGATCGCAGTGGCCACGCTGCCGAACGGCTACGTCGTCGCGCAAGGCTTTTCCGCCTGCATCGACCCCACGAAGTTCGACGCCGCGCTGGGCGTGCAGTATGCGAGCGAGGATGCGCTGGTCAAGGCCAGGGCGGCACTCTGGGAAGCGGAAGGCTATCACCTGATGCGCATGCGCGAGATGGCGGCGCAGGACGGGCAGGGCTGACGTGGCGCGCTGGGGCGACAAGATCCTGGCGCAGCACTTGGCGGCGCAGGCCCGGCGCGCGGCCCCGGCCGAGCCGTCGACACCTGCGCCGGCCAAGTATCGTTCGCGCAAGGTCGAGCAGGGCGGCGAAACGTTCGACAGCCAGAAGGAGGCGCGGCGCTGGGCCGAACTGCAGCAGCTGGCGCGCGCGGGCCAGATCCACGATTTAAAACGCCAGGTGCCGTTCGTGCTGGCGCCGGCCGTGCGCCTGGCCGGCGAGGCGCGCAAGAAGCCCGCGCTGCGCTACTTCGCCGATTTCACCTATGTGCAGGCCGGGCATCTCGTCGTCGAGGACACGAAAAGCGACGCGACGCGCCGGCTTGCCGCCTACCGTCAAAAAAAGCACCTGATGGCCACGGTGCACGGCATTCACATCAAGGAAGTATGACATGGGACATATGAATGATTTTTCAATCCGCGAAGCCATCGTCGGCCTGTCGTGGTGGCGCATGGTCGAAGTGCGCATGTGGGGCCGCAAGCCACATTTCGTGCCGCGCGCCCGCCCGCTGCCGGCAAGCGCCTACGCCGACATCTGCCTGCACCTGTGGGCCGCGCTGGCAAACCCGAACCAGCCGATGACGGCCGACGACCGGGCCAGCGTGCTGATGTATGCGTTCCTCGCTTATGAGAACCTGGCGCGCGGCGACGCCACGCACGAATCATGGTGTTGCACGGCGCTGAATATGTACATGGGCAAGGCGCTGGCGCTGCGCGGCTACGGCCCGGAATACGTCGACCTGTTCGACGAGGCGCTGGACGGCATGATGCGCATGCAGGACCGCGGCGTGCGCACCGGGAACTGGCGGCTGGACGGCGTGACACTGCGCGCCGTCGGAGAAGCATTGCCAGTGCACGAGGCGCAGCTGGAACTGGTGCCGCGCAAGCTGATCATGGAGGTGCATGCGGAGGTTCAGGACGAGCTGGCGCGGCTGGAGCGCGAATACGAGACAACCGAGAAAAAATAGGTGCCGAAAAGCATCTTTTTCGCTATCCTTACGGCAATAAAAGAGGGCCGCGCGAAGCGGCCCCAAGACTGAATGCACGCCCCGAGGCGCGAACCCGAATAATAACGCACGAGAGAACCTGACACGATGGAATTGTTCAAGAGCCCCGACCACGCCGCGATGTTCGCGCTGCGCTACTCCAGCCAGCAATACGCACCTTCCCCGGTGGCCAAGCAGATGCAGCGCGTGGGCCAGGTGCAGATCGGGCAAGGCAAGGGGCTCGTCGGGCTGGACGGTGCCGCGCAGGCCGGTATGGTGCGCGCGCGCCTGGATCGCCTGAATGACCTGGAGCGCGCCTGCATCATCGCCATCTTCACGACGCGCGCCGACGACTGCCCGTGCTGTGGCGGCACGCGCCTGACCGACGACTACAAGGCCGCGTTGCTGGCGCTGGCCGAATGGGCGCGCGAATTTATCCGCGACGAGGTCGACTCGCAGCGCATGCGCTTCGGCATCGTGCAGAATTTTTTCGACCGCAAGGCATCGATCACGAAGCTGGCCAAGAGCATCGGCCGCCCGGCGCGCACCGTGCTGGACCAGAAAAATAAAATCTGGCCGCATCTCGCCAAGCTGGAAAAACAGGCGCGCGCGGCGATGGGCGACGTGCTGGCCGACCTGTGCACGGAAGATGATGCATAAATGTGTTGCACGCTAGTGCATCACGGCCTATACTCGTCATGTTTCTAACCGATAACAACGAGAGGGCAACATGATCCAGAATTTTTTTCACTTCCTCGATACGCGCACGTGGGCGCCATGGCTGGGCCTGGCCGTCTGCGTGCTGGCCGCAGGCGCCATCGAAGGCACGAATTTCCCGTTTGTCTGGTAAGGGGCGCGCGATGGCTTTCGAGATCATCCCGTTACCCGTCCTGCCTGTCGAGCAGTGCGCTGACAACTGGATGCGCCGCCCGGCGCCGCACATCGCGCAGGCGCTGCCCGCATCCGTCGCGCGTGCCATGAAGGCAGCATTACGCGCCGTCGACGTCGACATCGAACAGCATGGCGCCGTATCCTATGAATCGGTCGAGCAGGTCCGCGCCGCGCTGGCGCTGGCCCGCTCGTTTTAATCCACCGGCTGGCCGCGCGCCGCCACCACAACGAGAGAACCACATGGAACAGAGAACCGCCACCAATCACCCGGCCGAGAGAAAGGACGATCGGCACCCGCTGGGCCCGCTGAACTGGGAAGACACGCCGACGCCCGAGGAAATGAAGGCGACCGAGACGTACCTGGAAAACCTGCGCCAGCGCGTGCAGCACGCATCGCACGCGATGCTGGAACAGTTCATCAAGACGACCAAGGCCGACCCGATGCGCGTCATCCTGGTGCAGAAGTTCGACCTTGACGGCCGCATGGAGATGACGGCCAAGATCCTGCCCGAGCCGGAATTGCACCCGCTGCTGGCCGCCGTGCAGGGTAAGCTGGTCGAGGTCGGCAACCTGGACGGCGATCCGGATATCGGCATTAGCCTGGACACGGGGGAAGGCCAGTTCCTGACGCTGGTAGGCCTGGCGCAGAAAGACGCGCGCGCGATCGCGCAGCATTTCGGCGACCAGATCGAAATCACCGTGCGAGCGGTCCCGGCCGACGCCAAGCAGAACGGATAACAAGAACATGAATACGATGACTGAAAGCCCGACCCCGAGCGGCGACGATGATATCCGCCGCGTCCTGCAGGACGAATTGATCGAGCGCGTGCTGGTGCTCAAGCGCCGGACGCGCAGCGCATCCATCCGCCTGCAGATCCCGAACACAGACATCTTCATCCTGGCCGGCACACCCGAGGATCTGCGAAAGGTGGCGCCTGATGTGCTCGCCGCTCCGGATGCCAACCTATCCGCTGTACGAGAGGCGCGCAACGAGGCGCAGTGGATCAGCGTCGAGGCGCAACTGCCGGAGAAAGAGTGCCTTGCGGTTTACGTGACGCCGCGCGGCAAGCAACGGATGATCCGCGCAAAGTACGTACGGAAGTTCCAGATCGAAGCTCAGGGCGACGACTGCGAAACCGACTACAACGAAGACGACGACACGTTCTACATCAAGGCCGGCTGGCTGGAGTGCATTGACAACTGGGGCGAATATTCCAGCTGCTATGTGACCGAAGGCTTCGTCACGCACTGGCAGCCATTGCCCGAATTTCCGGTTGCAGCCCCGGCCGCCAGCAAGGAAGGAGACATAGCATGAGCCTCCCAGCATACGGCACCGCACCGATCCGATGCGGAAAAAGGAAATGCCAGTGGAAGGGCTATGAAACCGATCTGGCGCAGGTGCCGCACAAGACGATCAAGAGCGCCACGCAATCGGCGTGCCCGTCTTGCGGCTGCAACGGCTACATGTTCATGACCGAGCGCGAAATCGCAGCCTGGGAGCGCAGCAAGACCGAGGCCGCCAGTAAGGAAGGAGGTGAGGCATGAGCATCGCAACCGGCAAGGAACTGAATGCCGAGACGTTCGGCGACTTCGTGCAGCGCCTGCGCCACCACGTGCGCGGTGAGGGCGTGGACTGGCATTTCACGGCCGACGCTCTGTTCACTGTGCAGGCGCGCCGCATCATCTTCGGCATAGACAAGGATTACACCGACAAGTGGGCCGTGTACGTCGACGACAGTATGTATTTCAGCGTTCTGGAGTACTGGGGCGACCAAGGGCCGGAGAGTCGGGCGCGACTGCACCGACTGGCGCAAGAGCAAGGCGGCTGCGGCTTCATGTCGCTCAGCGAGAGCGACCAGTGGGACATCCTGGCCGATCTGCCAGAGCACACAGTTTCGGGCTGGGACGAGCGCTGGGACATCGTCAACGTGCACTTTACCAAGGAAGCCGCCGAGGCGTTCATCCGTCGCAAGCAGCACGACTACCGCGACGGCTTGCGGGTGTACGTCGAAGCACAAGTCTACTGCTGGGAGTTCAACGAGATCATCAAGGGCCTACTCGACGGCAAGATCGTGTACGCGGAGTTGGCCGAGTCCGCCAGCACTGAGAACGGCCATCGTGGGAGCGGTGATGCGTAAGCCGATGCGCGTTCTGGTGGCTTGCGAGTATTCCGGTCGGGTACGTGATGCCTTCATCCGCGCCGGCCACATGGCGATGAGCTGCGACATGCTTGACACCGAGGCTCCCGGCGCGCACTACAAGGGCGACATTCGGGACGTGCTGTACGACGGATGGGATCTGATGGTCGCGCATCCGCCGTGCACGAGGCTGACGAACAGCGGTGTTCGCTGGCTGAAGGTGCCGCCACCTGGGAAGACGCTCGACGAGATGTGGGCTGACCTGGAGGCCGCGGCCGAGTTTTACAAGCTGCTGCGCGATGCGCCGATCCCGCGCAAGGCCATCGAGAACCCGATCATGCACTGCTATGCCCGCGAGCGTATCAAGATCGGCTTCCGCCAGGTCGTGCAGCCGTGGTGGTTTGGCGAGGAAGCATTCAAGGCGACCGGACTGGAACTGATCGGTCTGCCGCCCTTGGAGGCGACGAACCGTCTGATACCGCCGAAGGCTGGCACAGACGAACACAAGGCATGGTCGAAAGTGCACCTTGCCTCACCGGGCCCGGACCGCTGGAAGGATCGAAGCCGGACGTACGAGGGAATCGCGCAGGCGATGGCGGACCAGTGGGGCAAGCTGGGCCGCCTGCAGGTAGCAGAAATGGCAGCCGCGGTGCCAGCAGCACAACAACAACTATTCATGGAGCAAGCAGCATGACCGACACGAAAAACACGAGCACCGCACCGGCAGAAGCCGACGTAATCGCCCAACAGGTAGCCGCATGGCGCCGCGAAGTCGCACGTCTGCAAGACCTGATAAGCCACGCGACGGGCGGCACCGCACCGGCAGGCATCGACCTGGACAAGATCCAGCGCTACAGCGTAGGCGTCGAGCGCTGCACGATGGACCCCGACAACTACGAGGGCGAATGGGTGAAGCTCGAAGACGTGCGCGCCCTCGCTCGCCGGGCTGCAGCAGATGCACCGGCAGCGGCCCTGAGCAAGCGAAGCCCGATTGATGTGGCATCGTCGCTGATCGCGGAATGGGACGAGGGAGTGCAGGACGCAGATGACTGGGGCAACCGCGCCGCCTCCCACCTGAACAAAATGGCGCTCGCCTTGATTGAGGCATGGGCCGCCCAACAGCCCGCGCTCGCCCACCCTATCGGACAGGTATCGCCCGCTATCGACCAGCCGGCGCAGGCTGTAGCTGCGCGGCTCGACCCCAATCAGGTCCAGACCGTCGCGGATCGCATTCGCAATACGCCGGCCCTCACTGCATCTCCCGCGCCTGTGTGCCATGCGCCGGCCGCCGACGTGCTTGCTGCGATCTGCGAAAAGGCAGGTTATATCAATCTGTCGATGCAGGACATTCGTGAAGTTCTCGCCGCGCACGGATGCATGATTACATCGGCGCATGCACAGCAGGACGCAGCGCTGCCGAATCTCGCCATCCTGCACGACGGCATCTGGTACACGCCGCATCGCGCCGCTGTCTCGCCTTCCGACGCGACGGGGAAAGCTGATGATACCGGCGCAGGCGAAATCGTCGCATGGCGTTGCAATCGACTGGGCCAGAACGGGAAGATTGTGCAGCATCATCGACAGGACTACCCGTATCACTTGGTCGACAAGTGGGAGTACGTGGACGATCTGAAAGTGGCGGCTGAATTGCGCGGCGAACGGGGTTACAAAGCATGCGATTCACGTGTGAACTGGCAACCGCTTTGCATTGCCACCAGCGCAGCAGACGCGAAGGATGCGGAGCGGTCGGACCAGTGGGCGCGCGGCTACTTCTGCGCCGTCGGCGTCGCACTGCGCGAGGACGGCGACACGGCCATCGTACGGAGCCTGTTCGCGCAGGGAGGCGATGCGATGAAGGCTGACCCGCTTGACGTCGAATTGTTCATCGAGCGCGGCTTGTTGGATCGTTCGGCAATGGCGGCAAGCCGAAATGGGGAGGCGAAATGAGCGCCGTCACGACTGTCGCATATGTCGTCGGAGCTATAGCGATGACCGCTGGCGGCTTTGCCCTCGCCGCATTTCTGCTGTTTTGGGCCGCCAGTGCATCGGGCAAATATGCTTGGCGTATCTGGAAGAATCTGTCCGGCATCTACAGGGTGGAAACCATGAAATATTGGTTCCGCCGCATGGAGAAGGAAGGGAATTTTGTTTTGCGCCAGGCGCTCGCCGATAACCCGGCCTCCCAAGAGGCGGCAGAGCAGAAGGGAGGCGAGTGATGCGCGTCATCACCCTCATCCCGATGTCCAAGCGCGCCAAACAGATCATCAAGCAGCACGGCGAGCGCTGGGAAGTCGTGCGCAAGAAATCTGTCGTGCTTTTTAACTGCAACCCCGGCCCGTGGCTGTACGTGCAGCCGCTGACCGAGGAGCGAGCGCCGGCGAACGACGCGCGGGCCGCCAAGATCGAATCCGCGTCGCGGTGGGTTCACGAATTCAACGACGACAACTTTAAGGTTGCACCATGAAAGGACACCCCATGGCCGCTGAACAAAACAACGAAGCCGAGCGCGCGCCCGAGGGCGACATGCTCGTCGCCTACGAAACGTGGTTGAAGCAACGCGGACCACTTGGCGTTGGTGCCATGCCGGAACGGATATTCTTCGCCGGATGGCTCGCTGCCCGCCGCCCGTCCGCACCCATAGGTGAGGACGGACTGCCGATCAGCGATGCCGAAATCGCCGGCATCATGGGCTGGCGTGGGCCCGGCGCCTACACCGAGGCGACGTTGCGCAAAATCCGCCGCGTCGTCGAACACGCCATCGCTGCTGATCGCCGGGCGCGCGAGGTTACCGTAACCAATTACGGTAACCCTGTGGATAAGTGTGGTTCCCCACTAGCTGCGCAGGGCGTGAGCATCAATGAGGACGTCGAGTTTCAGATCAGGCTGTGCGATGTCATGGTCGCGGCGAAGACCGGCCAGAACGTAACGACGCAGTCCGAGAAGGTTCAGTCGCTGACCGATTGGCTCGACGAGCAATTCGCCGACCTCCGCGCCCAGCTTGCGCGCCAGAGCCATGGCGTAAGCACGGCCGACATCGTGAGCATCATGCTGTGGCTGTACCGTCGGCTGCCGCGCGCCTATGGCCGTCCGCCGCACGTTGAGGCGCCGATCGCCGTGCTGGCCAAGGCTGCCGGGATTGATGTCGCTGACTCGTTCAGCGAGCGCGATCCCGCACCGCCGCTGTCCAGCGAACAGCAGGCAGACAAAGGAGAGAAGGCATGAGCCTAGACGTTTATCTTATCGACCAGGACGGCGATCGAGTCTACAGCGCGAACATCACCCACAACCTGAACAAGATGGCGCATGAGGCAGGAATCTACGCCTGTCTGTGGCGCCCCGATGAAAACGGCATCGAGAAAGCTGTACAGATAATCGAGCCGCTGCGCTTGGGCATTGCGGATATGGTAACGAGGCCGACCTACTTCGAGCAATTCAACGCGCCGAATGGATGGGGAAAGTACGAGCACTTCCTGCCGTTCTGCGCGAAGTATCTGGAGGCGTGTATCGCGCATCCGGAAGCAATTGTTCGCGTATGGCGATAAGGAGCAAACCAATGTCGGATGAACTGAAACCGCAGGCCACGATCGACACGCCAGAGTTCGCGGACATGATGCTTGCATGGGCGCTATCAAAGGCCGGCGACGATGCAGCAGAGCGGTACGACAAGATCATCGCCCACATCAACGCATGGGGCGCTCGACTGGCTGGCGTGCCGGCCGGGATGAAGCTGGTGCCGATCCTATCGACGGACGTGATGGATATAGCCGGCCGCGAAATGCTGCGAGCTTGCGGACATGAACGGCCAACCAAACGCGACGCCGAACTGTGCTGGTCGGCCATGATCGACGCCGCACCGAAGCCGGAGGCTCCATGAAGACGATCCTGTCCCTGCTGTTCCTGGCCGTGCTGGCGCTGTTATTCGACCTGGATCTGGCCGCGCTGGGCCTGGCTATCGTGGCGGCTGTGCTGCTGATCGGCGACCTGGCCCAGTCCGGCCTTCCGGAAAGCGCATGCACCCACAACTGCAACCAGCGGCGCACCTGCACCTGCTGGAAATCAAATTGCGTGCAAGATGATGCATAAAGTTGTTGCAACGTTGTGCAAGTGGTGGCATGATGTCGTTCATTGGCGGCGCACTGGGCGCGGCGAGAACTGGAGAACGAAGATGAGCGATCGATACACCGACGAGTTTGGCCCGAATGTGCAGAACATCCTGTGCCAAGGAACTCGCGTCATTCGCGGCCGCATCCCCGCCCAGGTTCGCGCCGAGTTGCGCTCAGCAGTTAAGGCGGGTGCGCTGGGCCATCTGAAAAAGGATGGTCTCAAGCCGGAAATCTTCTTTCACCCGGACCACCTGCACGGCGCGCGCGAGCGCCAGAGGCGCGAAGCCGAGTACTCGGTCGGCTGCATCGCGAAAGTTGTGCTCGGCGGTGCGGAAAAGGCCGACGCCGTATTCAAGAGCTTTGCCGCCTAACACCAACCCCGCGCCCGCTTCGGTGGGCGCTCCCACTGAGAGAGCACCATGAACAACAAGAACATCATGACCGCCCCGAGGTTGCCCGAGCCCGCGACGCGCGTGGGCGTTGTGTGCGGGCCCGGCGAGTTCGCCCGCGACAACGCCGGCACCGTCCTGTGCCACGTCACTGACCGCTGGGGCACGCGCGCCGTCGTGCTGATGGATCGCGGCTACATCCATTATTGCCACGGCCTGACGGAAGTGGGCATCGGCACGCACCAGCTGGCGCCGCGCCGACCTGCCGACTTTAACCAGGAATACCTGATCACGTCTATCGACAATACTATGACGTTGCGTGTCCTGATCCATAAGGATACCGACATCGACTCAACGTTCCGGGCGTGGGACATCGATGAGGGTCGATTCGTTCATGTGTTTGGCTGGGTCTGGACGTTCGAGCGCGCGGAGGTAAAGGCGTGAAGAAGATCGGCACCATCATCATCAACGGCCAGGCGCACCAGTTGCATGAGGCGCACTACCGCGGCGGCCGGATTGCCATCGTCGTCGACGAGGGGCGCTGGGGCAAGCTGACAGTCAACGTGCCTGACCAGCCGCTGGCGCCGGGCTGCATCCACGTCAAGACGTGGGGGGAAAACGAGCGGCTGCGTGCGCCTGCGCTGGCAACTGGCCTGTTCGAGGATACCGGCGAGCGCGTGCCGGCCGCGCCGGGCAGCTTCGTGATGGCCGAGGTCTGGAAGTACCGGAGGGCGCCATGACAGATCGTCTTGACCGGCCGCCCAGCCTGGATGACGCCGAGCGCATGTACAAGGACCAGTTGGCCGACCTGCAAATGGAGTTCCAGCGCCAAGCCCAGCCGATCCTCTCGATGCTGGCGCGCATCGAGGGCATGAAGCCACCGCGCCCGGTCTGGATAGGGGGCCAGTGGGTCATCATCAATAAGGGAAACGCCGTTGACTCGACCGTCGAATCGCTGCCTGATCGCATGCACCGACTGGAGCGCGAGCGCGACCAGGCACTGCACCTGTTGCGCATGGTTCGCGGCGCAAGCGAACCTTGGATTACCCAGATGATTGATAAATTATTGAAAGAAATGAAACCATGATGAGAGCGAGTACGCAATAAAATGAAGTGCGCACCTGAAATTACTTGACTCCGCGCAAGGTTGCGCGGCAGAATCCGTTTCCAGATACACGTAATAATTGCCACCAGAAAAAAGCCGCTTCCGAGCGGCTTTTCTTTTTGCCCATACAGCATGGGCTAACGCTGAATATGAAGAATTGGAAAT